CACTCAACCCAAGGTGTATAGACTGAGCATATACTGACAGTCTGAGTTGACAGACAGACAGCCAAAGCGTAGTTTGCGCCATGCTTGCCCCACCCTTTACACCCGAAGCCGCAAGACTCAACGGAATCAAATCCGGCGAAGCCAGACGCCGCAGAAGGGATGAACTTGACGCCTTGCGTAAAGCTGAAGCCGAAGCCAGAGCAAAGCAATCCCCAGTTCAAGACATGGTTGAAGCAAGACAGCGTAGGGTTTTAACCCAGATTGATTCTACACTCGATAGGCTCAATGATTGCGATGATGATGTCCTGCGTGTAAAGCTGGTTGCTGCACTCGATACGCTCTGGAATCTAGTTTGGCCCAGGGCTGGCGTATCCAAGCCGCAACGATCTGGCCAACGCCGCACAGCGCCCAGCGTAGAGCCAGCACCACAAGCGCCCAGTCCTGCGCCGAGTCAGCCGCCTGTTTGACTTTATGGGCTTTTGGCGTAAATTATTCAATAGATGAAAGGTAATTGGAAAGCAAAGGCTGTTGCGTGGTCTGAGTCTAAACGGGAAGCTCATCGAAAGGCCGCGCTGATTACCCGTTATGGGATTTCCCACGACGTTTACATGGCCTTGGTTGAGAAACAGCATGGCCTTTGTTCAATCTGTGGAAGGCCGCCGTCTGGCAAGCGGTTAAAGCTGTTCATTGACCATTGCCATGAAACAAACATTGTGCGAGGACTGCTCTGTCAGAACTGCAATTCGGGGCTTGGACATTTCAGAGACACACCACAATTGCTGCGCCTTGCTGCTGTTTACTTGGAACAAAAACCATACCACTAATAGACAATTGTGGCATCAGCATCATGCCTGCATTGCGTATAACACACAAGTATGCGTAAGTCATTGATACAACGATGCATTCAACTAAAGACTTCAGCACTTGTTAAACCATAATTGAATGGTGTAAGCTTTAACTCTTGTGTGGTCTAAAAAGAATTACTTTCATGGCTAGGGAGGGGGTGGGACTACCTGCCAGGGGAGGGGCTTTTGCTATTGGCCCACTTGAGTGGGACTCCCATGCCGTAACCAAGCTCTTATTTTTGAAATGGTTCTGCTCTGATTCGGATTGGGGTTTGGATTTGTGCAAAGTACGCCCTTAATAGACCGAGAGGGTCACAGACGCCGTGCGGAGAGTTGTCCGCTTCGGGATGCTGCCAGCCTTCGACTCACACACCCCACGCAAAGGGATGTTCGGGAGCAGCGGAATTCAGTTCTTTCTGGTGAGTTCGGAGGGGGGCGGATTCAGGGTGAGCGGATTGGGCTGTCCTTAGCCATGAGCGGGCATGGCGACCACAATGCAGCGGGTTCCCGTGCTGGCGGGTTCCCCCGATGACAAAAAGAACGCCGTTCGTGTGTGAAAAGGATTCGGCGGCCTTTGAGGGTTGCCCCTCCACGAACGGCAAAACGATATTTAATTGACCGGATTCAATCACGCAAGACAAATCGCACGGAAGATTTCTCTTGTCAAATGTGAATTTAATTGTTGACTTCATGTGTGGTTATATTATATTCAGTGGCATGAGCAATCCCGGTCGTCCAGTTGGGACGTTCAAAAATCCTGTGCGGAATGATTCCGCCGCGTATCGTCGGTGGAGTGGCATGAAAAGTCGGTGCATGAATCCGAACAGTCACATTTGGAAATACTATGGCGGTCGCGGAATCAAGGTATGCGAACGGTGGATTGGAAGGAATGGGTTCAAGAATTTTTATGCCGACATGGGTGAGCCGAATGGATTGACGCTTGACCGGATAAACAATTGTGGGAATTATGAGCCGGGGAATTGCCGGTGGGCGACGATGAAAGAACAGGCACAGAATCGCCGCAAGACTGGAGTTCCACCCAACCCGAACAGCTTGAGGCAGAGAGCGAAGGCTGCTGGATTGACATATCTGCTTGTTTATTTCCGAATCAAGCGCGGCGGGTGGTCTGAGGAAAGGGCGCTTTCGACGCCCAAACAACCAATGGGCAGAAAATTTGGTTTTAGGCCAAATGCTGCCGAAAAAACTTGGAAACAACAATGATTCAACAAAATTTACCGGCGCGAATCGGCGGATTCATTTAGAGGGGCACGGCGAGGCTCCTTAGTTCCGATGTGCGTGACGACCTCTGACCGATTGCCGGGACCTTGCTAAGGTCTAATTGGAACGACTCGCCGAATTTAATTTTATGAAATCCAAAGTCAAATCCTTGCGCGATTTAATAAAAAGGCTCGATGCGGCGATAATCAAATCGGAAAGACATCTTGAAAATTGTAGCGGTCGAAGTTTTCAGATTGAGTCTAGAGATTTTAAGGAGGGTTACATTGAAGGATTGAAACAGGTTAGAAAATTCATATGAACCCACTTCAACTCTGGCGCGATTTTCGGTCGTTCCGGGCTACGATGAAGGAATGGCTCGGAGAAGGTGGTAGGCCAGTCAGTCCACAGGTGGCGGATAAACGTGCGCTGCAATGCCGCCATTGCGTTTTTAACCAGCATGGGGCCGGTTACACCCAATTCACCTCCGGAGTGCTTAAAAGGCATCTGGAAGCGAAAATGAAAGCCCGGTTGAGCGTGTTGAAAGAGGCGGAATTGCACACCTGCCAGCTTTGCCGATGCCCGCTCGTTCTAAAAATCCACGTTCCGTTCACCCATATTCGTGCGTATCAACGGGAGGAAGTGCGGCGGGCAATTATGGATGGTAAGCCGACATGCTGGCAATTGCGAAACTACGGTTAAGATTCTGCCAAGACAACCTCCGGCTCTGGCATGGGCTGTTCAGTGAACTTAATGCCTTGCTCGCCTTCGGATTCAATTTCACGGATTATATCTGCCAGAGCTTCAACATTGGCGTCCGCGCCGTCGGGTAGTTGATCTGCCAAAAAATTCATCCTTTCGGCAGCCTCGGTTGGCGTGTCGCCGGTTGCCCGGAGCCAGCCGATTTCGGAAATGCTGCCTTCCTCGTCGGCGGGGAACCAGACTTGTCCTTTTACTTCGCAATAATCCGCCAGCATCAGGTTTTCTTTGACCTCTTTTGGAAGGTCAACCGTATCCCATGCTCCCTGCTGGCCGCTGATTTTCACCATGCACTCGGCGGAAAACTTGAAACCATAATCAATCTCGCAAAGCTCCCCGTGCGCGCCGTAAAAAATGACTTCCGGCGTGTTTTTCGCCTTGAGGAAGGACGCGGTGGACGGCAACCCCCCGCGCATGGTGGCGTCAATGAAGAAACTTGCGTCGTCTTTCACCCGCGTTTCCATGCTCCATTGAGAACAGCACCCGGTTTCTTTCAGATACGGAGAAAAAGCGTCCATGATGGGCAACAGTTGTTCCGGCATTTCCTTGCGCGGCGTGACGGCGGAAAAGTAAGCGGCGTCTTTCGCCTCCAAACCATGCAGTATCATTGATGGCCACTTGCCGTTGACGCAGTAAGTGTCCGCGCCAATTTCCAAATCAGTTTCAATCTTTGGGAAACATAAAAAAATGATGTGGTTTTTGATGCCGCCGAACTTGAACCGCCAAAAATCAATGTTGTGCGCGTCCTGCTTCCAACTGCGCCAGTGAAAAGTTTCCCATGAGCCTCGCCATTTTGAAACCTTGATCCAAATGTCCTCTTTGTCCTTCAAAAATGCGGCAAGATTTTCCAGTCCGTGTATCACTTCATAGGGCGGAACATCTAAGTCGAGTTCCTCAAGTTTTTGCAGAAAGAAAAGCCGGTCGAGTTCAAGTGCCATCGCCTTGCCTGCTCCCCATACTGCGAACCCTTGTGACCGGAGTTCCTGTTGCTCGCCTTCAAGTCCAACATCTGGAAAAACGAAGCAATCAATTTCGTTTTTAACCAGCCAGAAATCTTCGCAATGCTCAACGTCGGGAAGTCCCGCGCCAATCACGGCGTCATTGATGAGATGTCGCTTGTCCTCCGGTGTGTGATATAAAACCCTTGCTCCACTTTCGGCTAGACGACGGGCAAGGCCCACGAACAGCCCGCCAACGTCACAGATACAAAAGCACCTCTTTGAAAAGTCCTCGCTCAATTTTTTATTCTCCGTTCAATATCGTCCGCTTGTCCGTCCAGAAACAACAATACAGCCGCGCATTCAACAATCATCATCGCAGCAATCAATGACCCGCCAAGCATCCACGCCTTGTGGTCGAGTTCTATGCCAGCCCAAACACTCACTGGGATTTGGATGGCGTAGAGGATTGCTGACAGATATTTTTTCACAGATTAAGCGCGCCATAAGTAGAATAATCCACTGTCATTTCTTCGCCGGGTTCGATGTCGCGCAACGCGAAAAAGTCACCATCTTCCTCGCGCAGATTTGGAGTTTTGGAATGATTGATAAAATAACCGATGCCAAGCTCGTTGAGTGAGTAATCCGGGAACCAGAAAGAACCATCTTCCTCCGGGCACATGTCAACAACCAGCTTCTTAACCGTGTCGGGAATATCATGGTCGTTGTGAATTAAATCCGCCAACACCCCGAAAAATTGCGTTGGCCGGGTTTCAGGAAACGGGTTGATTTCCTTGGGAATCTTTTTAATGGAGAAAACGCCCACACCACTAATGGGGCTGGACATCAGACGACAGAAGATTTTTTCCTTCAGGCTTTCAATGATTTGTTGTGGTGTGTTCATGGCAGAGTTTTCCTTGTTCGTTTCGGTTCGCGTTTTGGTTTTTTGAGTTTCAATCTTTCCAGTTCCATCCCGGCATTGCGAATCATGGTCGGAACTGGTCTTGTGTGTTGAAATGGCGGCGGATTATTCATCCGTGTTTTTGTTTAAACTGGTCAGTGACCCGCGAAAAGTTTCCGCCACGGCCTGTGCGTTCTTGCGCCGTTCATCGCCGACGAACGCGGCGTCCTTGTGCGCCCGTTTTTGGCGTTCGGCCAGTTCCTTCGCCTTCAATTTCTGCTGCGTCTCGGCGGTCTTGCCAGCAATCTTGGCCTGTGTTTCTGCCATAACCTGTTGAATCTTGCCATTGCCATTTTGCTGCTGCTGTTTCTGCATCTCCATTTGAAGATGCTGCTGCAACTTTTTGATTTCGTTGTTCAACTGGTTCAACGCCTTGGCAAATTCCTTCATCTTCGGCTCGTTGCCGGGGTCGCCCTGCATTCCCTGCACCAGTTTCTCGATGGTGGCGGCAGTGTTTTGCAGGCCGATAAGTTCTTCGGGTTTGGGAATTTTGGTTGTCTGTTCAATCATGGCCACCTTGCGGACGGCCAGTTCCAACAGGGTTTGAATCTGTTCAATGGGATTCAATCCTTCGGTAACGATGTATGGCATTCCCAACATCAAGGACGGGAACGCAGCGGCGGCGGCGCTGGCGGCAGTGGAAATGGATTTCTTGTCCGATTTGAACCAACGGCGGGCACGTGCCGTTCCGATCATGGACACGGCGGCATCGTGAGTCATCTCCTGCTGCGATGACGGGTCGGCAAGCGGGCGTAGCTGCATGACATTTTGGGATTCAACCATTGCCATCGTTGGGTCGCCGTTGCCAAGTGGAGCGGTTATTTCAACGCGCCATTTTCTAACATCGAGCCATGCCTTCGGTATGCCTTCTTGTTGGCAGGCTTTTTGAAATGCGATTACATCTTCGTCGTCGGAATTTGTCAGACAGAAACGGCGGCATATTTCCTGACAGGCGGTTTTTTCAAATGCCTTGGCCATGTTCATAATGCCACTTTTCATGGCGTTGTTTTGCTGCACCTTAACGCCGGTCTCGAAGGCTGTCTGTTCGCGGGCAGTCCCGTTGTCAACGCTCTGCGTGTATGCCGTGGACGCTTCCGCTTGAAGCTGTTTGGTCTGCGCCATTACGCTCTCAATGAGATTGGCGTCAACCTGATGGCGCTCTGCTGCGGGCACGATGTTGATTCCCGGCTTGAGGATTGATAGGTTTTGGAATGTCTGCACCGTTGCTTTTGCCCGGTCAACCGGGTCGGAGATTCGGAGCAGGATATTGAATTGGTCAAGCGTGTGTTGCAATAACCGGCAGCGAGTAAAGTCTGTCCAATAACACGGTTCGAAAAGGGCAAAACCAAGCGAGCGGACGGAATGATAAAGCAGCGGGGCTTTATTGTTCAGGTCGGCAAACTGGACGTGCAAGATTTCCCGCCAGCTATCAGCCACCGGCCCCTCGCTTTTGCAGATGAACTTTTCACTGGTTTCCGCCGTCACTCCTGACGTGGTGTTTTCCGGCACCACCTTAAGAAACCATTTTCCCTTGTCGTCTTTGTGGTAGAAATGCCAGAGATTGATGGTGGGCATGGCATCGCCCGACCAGTAACCGGAATTTTGTTTTCGCAATTCCTCGAACTTTTCCGGCACGGTTTCAAAATCATAATTATTTTCCGCCATCGTCGCCTTGCACTGGTCAACATTTTTGAGGATGTCGGCGACGGATTTTTTATCCCAAATGAACTTGCTGCGTGTTTTGGAAAATGCCTTTTGTGACAGTTCTCCGGGCGAATAGGGGATTCGGGCGGCAAACCAAGTCAGATTGCGAAAGCTGATTTCCGTGTCCGTGGCAATCCTCAAATCCTCAATGGCAAGATAGCGCGGAAGCCATGAGTATTTATCTTCCCACAGCATAGGCCCGATGCCATGCGCGGCAACCGCCTTCCATTTGGATAAATGCAACATGAAATAATCCATCTGGCGCGGCCCCTCTTTCATGCAATTATTGATGAACTCAGTGATGAAGCCGCCCCAGTCAGCGCGCGATTCTTCCGGGGCTTTTGGAATGGCGATGGTGCAATAGGTGTCTTGGGATGTAAAATTGGTCAGGAATTGGCGCGATGCGCTGGCCAGCGCAATCATAAATTCCCCCCACCGATTGAAAATCTTCATGCCAATTTTCTTGGCTTCTTCGTCAGATACAAGCGGTTCGTTGTTCGCGGCCCGATTTATTAACACCCGGTTTCTGCCGCGCTCGGTTTCAACATCATCGCCAGCTTGTATTGTTTCCAAAACTGTTTTCGGGTCATTCCAGTCGTCGTTCATAAAATCAAGTGGTTGCTACCGGAGTGCCGCAGGTCGGGCAATCCTCTTGGAAGAAAACATGGGTTGAACGTGCGGCTTCAAATGTTGAATCGGTTTCGCGGCAGAATTGGGGATTGTTATTAAGCTGGCGGCAGAGGAAGGTGTCAACGTCCTCAAGGGATTCACCAAGACTGGCACGTCGAAGGTTGTTTCCAATGCGAAAATCACTGACAGATTTTGCGACATCCTCGATTGACGGACGCTGTTTGAAGGAATGACGGATTTCATCAGTCTGCTCATAACGATAGCTTCCCGGCGGCGCGACATTGTAAGATTTCAGTATCCACATGGTTAATGTTTTAATAGGCCCGCATTGATTGCAGCATCCCACTCTCTGACCTCGTTGTCAAAATAATCCTCGTCAGGTTTGCTGGATTGAACCTCGCGCCCGATTCGCTCAATCCTGAAACCGAGTCGGCGAGCGCCCTCAAGGGCGATTGCAAAATAATCGTAAAGGTCGGGACTTTTCTTTACCCGCTCCTTCATGTCGTCCTTAGATTCGACCTCGACCTTATTTCCGGCCACGATTCTGAAAAGCCGCAACTGGCCCTCTTGTGCAACTGGCATGGAAAGATTTCTGACCTGATTAGATTCAATGGCCTCGCGTGTGGAAAACCACATCTCTGTAACAAATTTCGAGTAATGTTCCTTGCATGTTTTTAGGCGTCTCTCGCCATTTTTTTCATCAATGAACAAATCAAATCTGACGGGCCTCTCGGTGGTCGGCGCGCCGGAATCAACTGGTATTGGGCAGGTGCTTCCAAACTTCTTGGCGAATGAATTGCCAAGCGTTCCCCGGCCAAATGAATCGTAAAAGAAATTCTCAGGCGGGATGTTGAGTCGTTTGTGTTGGTTAAAAATAAACTCAGCAATCTGATCTTCTGGCTCAATGCCGCAATTTAGTCGGATAGGAATTATTTCAGGAGTTCCAACGGCAAAGATGATATTGCCGTCCTTGTCCTCTCCAAATTCGCACTCACCGCCAACGCAGCGGTCGCCTCCACCAAATGCTGGATCACAGGAGAAAAGTTTCGTCCGAGCCGTCCCTTTCCAAGCGGCGGATTCAAATGCGTGATGCTTCTCACACAGGCCAATGGTGATGACTCGGTTTGAAACCATGCCGCGAGACGGCTTCCCAATGGCTTGCTGGAAATACTGCCACGAATCAAGCCCATGAGTTGAAGCCATCAAGTCAATGAACTTTTGGGTTATGAGATAGGGGTAACGATTCTTCGGCTCATCGTTGTTTGGCGTATCGCGCCCGTCAAACGCAACGACATGGGCATCATACCAGCGCGAAGTCCATTCCTGAGTCTTGCCGGTGTCAATGAACGAGTCCCAACCGCCCCTTGGTTCGGCAGCGGTGCAAAGCGGGTCTGAAATATCGGTCGGATTTCCGCCCATGACTCCCTTGAAACCATCGTTCACCATCCAATTTGCGTAGGCATCAAGAAACGAAGTCTCCATGACGGCGCAGTTATGGACTAAAAATCCATTTACGGAGTAGCTTGGATGTCCGGCAATCTCAAGATTATAGACCTCAATTCCTCTGTCACAATCTGAGGCGTTTGTAAAACTCGACGGTTTGGATACCTCAACACTGTCCACCCAAGACGAATGAGAAAGTTCGCTTTCTTCACATCCTGTTCCTGCCGGGCAATCGCATTGTGTGAGGCTCCGTCCAATTCCACAGCTAGTTTTTTGTTCGGAAAAGCAACATCTACTTTGTAATGGGTTGGGTATCCGCTTCCAGCCCTCATTTTGGTTTTCACAGGAAAATTGTTTTCCGAATCGGGAAAAAATTCCAGCAAAACTAACTCCGCTTTTGTTGGGCCGGTTCCATTCCCACCACGAATTGGGGGTTTGTGTCCGGCCAGCTTCAACCTTATGCTGATAGCTGTATTGCGTTTCTTTTTTTGCTCCGCTGTTAGAGAATCGCAAAAGCTCTGGTAGCCTGCTTCCATTTTTGACCGCATTGCTTCGTAACGCTCTGGGTGATTCTTGAATAACAGACTCCGCGATTTCTGAATTTTTGCAGAGCGTTCTGGCGTATAAAGGTTCTTTCGATATTCCGGCTGTGCTGACCACCACTTCGCTCTGCAAGACCGACTGCAAAAAATCTTGTTTAATTTGGGGTTGGGATTTCCACAAAGTTTGCACTTTGTTTCCGGCGATGATTTGATTCGCTTCATGTTGTGTTATCATAACACAACTCTGGTTAAGGTCAATAGCCCTTTTCCAGCCGAATTGAGTTAAAAACGGATGTTTTTCGGTGCATAAAATTATTCGTCCATCTTTGGTTTTTATTCTGCAAAGACGCCTTGCCGTCCGTCTCATCGTGGAGACAACAGTAGAAATTCCGATTGCTGAACAAACCGCGTCTCCCGCACTAATTGATTCAATCGGGATTTTCCCGTTAGGAGTATCAACCAAAGTTCCGGCGGGAAAACATTCATCTCCATAATGCACCATTATTCCATCCATTTTTCCGGGAGTGTTCGGGGGTTTCGATCCTTGAAACTTTCCCATCCCGACAAATCTGCCATTGGACACACAGGCAACCGTTCCGATTCCGTGGTCAAGGGTGCGGGCGACTTCATTTTCGTCGTCAATGTCGTCCGGGGTGATTTGCCGTTTTGAGTCCAGCACGAATCCATCCAGCCAAGGATACCTTTCACGACCACGATTGAACATTTTTTTCAATCGTCCCCATACTTTTCGTTCCAAAGAAATAATGTCCGTCGTGGAAAGGATGGCCAGAGAAGTATGGGGAAATGCCCAGAAGTTAATCAGTGCGTGAACGGTGAAAATATACGTTTTGTTACTAGAGGCCGCCCCAAGGAAACAAATTACCTTGTTCTCGCATATTCTGGTCATGCCAAGAACAAACCACCGATGTTGGTCGTCCTCTGGCCAAATCAATTTGTGTGCGGCAAGATAATGTTTAACCACTCCCGGCTTTCCATACCCTCGCCGGATGGCGTCAAATTCTCTCGCCAGCGCGAATTCTTCCGCCGAGTATTGGTCTGACACGATGAAAATTTACCGTTGCAAAAATGGATGTCAAGTGGTATAGCAGATTGCATGAGCGCAATTTCACTTGTTCCGGTATCGGAATTCAGTATTGGAAATCTGCCGGTCGCCGCCAATCCGCCCATGTCTTATGACGTGACTCTGGGAACGCCAACCGCCCAAGGTATTGTGCCGCCGTTCACGAATCTCGCGGCGTCCATCTATGAAATTAACGGGGTCGGGCCGGCCTACGGGTGGAACGCCGCATTGGGAGCGTGGAAACAAATATGAAAAGACTTTTCTGCCTTCTTTTTTTCCTGTCACCGTTCGCCGCCAAAGCGGATTGGTATGCGTCTCAATCGTGGGTCAAAAACTACGTTGCGACAAACTCATCCGCCGCGACCCCTTTGACCACCAACCAGCTTAACATCATTAACGCCGCAGTTACCAACCCAGCCGGTGGGAACCTTTCGTTTCAAAGCGGAAGTTACCAGCCGGTTTCTAACAATTTCACCTCCTACGGTTATCAAACCATCTTGAACAACAACATGAAGTTGGGAGCGGATGCGTTTGGAACCCTGACGATAAACAGCCTAAAGTCGTTCACCTTTACGGGATTCCCATACAACAATCAGGACTATCTCTACGGTTTGAATTGGCTGGCGTATTCGGCTCCGGCCACAAATGTTTTCACTGTCATAGTGGGTGGTGGCGTTTCAGAGATTGATTTCTCAACAACTCCAACCGTTACTCCGAGGACAACGATCAACTGGATGATTGACGGGTATGGAAACCTTCAACCCAAATCCGCGAGTTCTGCCATTACACTTGGCTCTGCTACCAACCGAGTGTCAGCCGGATATTTTTCAAACTTGGACGCCGCCGTATCCATCAAGACGGCGGTTATCACGAACGGCAACATGATTCTTTGGAGCAGCACAAACTCTCCCCCACCAAACGGCAACCCGAATTATATCTGGTTGGCGACCTCGACCAACGCGCCGGGATTTTTCTTCGTCAGCAGCAACGGAGTGTGGACGAAGCATTAAAATGATATGGCTGGCGAAAAGCGCATTTACGGCTCCCTCCGGTCTTTCCCAAAAGGTCAGAATTCTGATATAGACCCGCTGTTGCTTCCACCAGACCAACTTTCCTTCGCCACCAATGCCACGGTGCGCGGAGATTTTGTAACCCAACGCCCGCCATTCAAAAATCTTCCTCTTAATTTTGCCGACTCTCAAACTCAAACAGATTTTCAGACCGGACTTTTTCAAGGAGCGTGTTACTACCGGAACGGGGCGAATGGTTTCATCATGGCGGCTGTCGGAGGAAACCTTTTCCAAATCATTTTTGATTCCAGCGGGATGCCCACCGTTTACGAAATACCACTTGGTGCATCGCCAGTTCCATTACAAGTTCCGTCAGTTCCGACCGGATTGGTCGCAACAGCCGGAAACGCTGAGGTCGGCTTGGCTTGGTTCGCAGCCAATAACGCGACAACTTACACCGTTCTTCGGTCAACCGTATCTGGCTCCGAGACTTCTCTGGCCACGCTGGTTTCTGGAACGTCATACACCGATACAACGGCAGTCAATGGAACGACGTATTTTTACACCGTCATATCCGTCAATGCCGTTGGAACGAGTGCGGCATCAAATGAGGCAAGCGCATCCCCGTTCGTTCCCGCAACCGCGCCATCTGCGCCAACAAACCTTGTAGCAGCGGCAGGAAACGCACAAGTCGGATTGACGTGGAACGCATCGGCAACTGCGGTCAGTTATGCCGTGTTGCGTTCGGTGACAAGTGGAAGTGGATATGTTGTGCTTGCCGGTGCAACTGCACTCACTGTCACAAATTGGACTGATTCCACGGCTGTCAATGGAACGGCCTATTATTATGTTGTGACGGCCACAAATGCAGTTGGAACAAGTGGAAACTCGAATCAGGCGAGTGCCACGCCCGCCGTACCTGTTAATAATCTTATACCAGTCAACGCGGTATTTTCCAATTACGGTCAAGGCATTTCTTATTATGGTCTTGTAATAAGTCAAAACACACTCTACACAGTAACCTTTTCTGGGCAAGGCGAGGGGTTTCTGTTTGGAGCAACGGGGATTTATATATCAAATGGCCAATATAATTCTGGTTCTAATACCATAATATCTTTCTTTTGCATCATTCCGTCGGTTGGATCACTTGTTAGACAATGCACAACTGTAACCACTCCTTGACATGCCCACCAACTCACCATCCGTTCCGAAAAACTGGCTTCGTCAGGCCGAACAGTTTTTGATTTGGAATGACGGCATAAATCTGCCAGTGATATGGGATGGCAATTCGGCGCGGCGTTCGCTAGGGCCGTCAACTTCCGGCGCGGGACTGACTTCGCTGGCAACCATAGCCGCCAGCGATTCAAATGGGGATGGGTGGAATCCGCCCCCGATAAACCAATACATTTCGCTGTTGCTCAATGCGCCATACACCGGCCCAATTGGGATTCCAGTTTTAATAAACACCGCGACCTACTATCTGCAAAGCGCGTCCACGCTTTCAGGAGCATCGGGCTTGAACTATTTAGTATTTGGTCTTGTTTCCGGTTCAGGCTCAGATTCAATTCCAGTCGGAAGCAAATTTTCTCTCAATAACAAAATCTGCGGTGCGATTTTGTCTGCGGTGGATGGGAGTGGAAACTCCATTTCTAATTGGCCCGCAATCCCCAGTTCGACCCCTCCCGCAACTTTGACCTGTATTGTGGGCGGGCAACTGACAGAATTTGCAGTCTCTTTTGGATTTGACTTCAGAGATTATTCAACCGGGAAAACTCACGCGCATGGGATTGTAGATACGGTAGCTTTTAATTCCACAACAAGTCAGACAACCGTTACTTGGCGGAATCCACTTTCTTCTTCTGACCAATCAGCCACGTCCACAGTTAATAGTATCTATTACGGAGGCACAACTTGGTTTGTAGTTTCATGGAATCTTACAAATTTTCCTTCGATTGCCTCAACGGTTATTCTGAATTATGTCACTTTAACATTAACCCAATCCTTTCGGGGCAATGTTGGCGACACGCTTCAAATCGGGACTGCGCTGATGACGGTTACGGCAATAAACGGCGCACAAGTCACTTGTCAGATGCAGACCAACGGCCAGCAGGCCATACCGTTCATCGCCTCAGCCTCCACCGTTCCGACAACCGCCCTGCTTTTAATGGACAACACGGCCAGCGGCAGCCTGACTACTGTGGCGACTTATCCGGCAACCGGCCCGAACGGGGCGCAAACGGACACAACGGTAACTGGACTGGCGGGCGGAGCCTATTGTCAACCCGGCAGTGTCGTTCCGGCGGCGGGCATGGTGGTTCAGGTCACAAATCCGACCACGAATGTAACAGACACTTTGTTCATCACCAGTTCAAGTGGGGCGGCTCCCGGCCAAACATCTTATTTCGTCCTGTTGAAAAATCTGAATGACACAAGCAGTAACACGGCGGGTACGGCCTATTCAATCGCGGCAGGAACCCCCATCTACTCGCTTCCCGAACTCCCGGTCGGAAATGTTTTAGTTTATGGCATGGGACGGATTTGGATGGCGCTGCCAGACGGACAGCATTTCATCGGTGGCGACATTGTTGGCGCAGCTTCCGGCAGCAACTCACCGCCGACCAACTACAACTTCGCAGATGCAATTCTCAAAATCAGCCAGAACTTTATGCTGGCGGGCGGGACTACATTTTCCATTCCTGGTTCTGGGGAAACAATTTGCGCGATGGCATTTGTGCAGCAGCTTAACGTCGCGCTTGGACAGGGGCCGCTGATGGTGTTCACCGATGACACGGTGTTTTCCTGTCAGGCTCCGACCGATGCAACAACTTGGTCGAACCTCACCAGCCCGATTTTGACCGAGGCGTTGCTTGGGTCGGGCGGAATATCAGACGACGATGTTTCTCCCTGCAATGCGGATTTGATTTTCCGAACTTCCGATGGCGGGATTCAGTCCCTTCAAATGGCAACGCTCGCCTTTGTGCAGTGGGGGAACACTCCAATCAGCAAGGAAGTTTCTCGCAGCATCCAAAACGACGACCCCACACTACTGCCATTCAGCAAGAGCATCATTTTCAACAATCGCCGACTGACAACCTGCCAGTTCCAACAGGCGGCGCGCGGAGTCTATGGCCCGGCGATGGTGTCGCTTAATTTCGACCCTAACAGTTCACTTTCAGGGAAAGCTCCTTCAGTTTGGGAATCGGAATGGAACGGGTTGAACGTGCTGGAATTCATCGTGGGGAGATTCAACGGCTCGATTCGGTGTTACGCGCTCTGTTTGTCCGCCGACTTGTCGCAGATTGAACTTCACCAAATCCAACTCGACGATGACGGTTATCTCGACGACGGAGTGACGCCGATTACGATGACCGCCGAAAGCCCGATGCTGTTTCCTGAAAAACCGAATGCGGCGCGGGAATACAAGCGGCTGGCGAATGGCGAATTTTCGGTGAAGAACATCGTCGCTGACGTGGACTACTCATGGTGGTATCGTTCCGACCAAAATCCGAACTGGACGCTTTGGTATTCTTCGACTATCAAATATCAGGGAGTAAGCGACCCCGGCTATCGCCGCAGAATCTCGATTGGGATGCCCGACCCGAAAAAGTTTGATGCGACCAACAACCAGCCCTTGCGCGAGGGTTACAATTTTCAGGTAAAACTTTCTTTCACCGGACAGGCGACCTTGACCAATGCAAGATTTGCCGCCGACATAATTCCAGAACCCGATTTCGGAACGCCAAAATGAGAAATTCAATCATCATGCCGGTCGGAACCATTGTTGGTTCGGTGACATCAACGCTTCCGGTTCAGACATTCACTGACTCGATCTCCGACCTTTTCATTTCAGGAACCGTTACGGTGAATGTCATCCGGGCGAGCGCGAACACCCTAAAATATGACGCGCTGGACGTTGGCTCGGCGCAGAGAATCATCCAGCAAATTAACAAGGCGATGAGTGGCGGCGGCGGGTTGATTGCTATTGTGGATACTCCATCTCCGGCCATTCCTTCAGGACTGGCGGCAACAGCGAAAACTTTGGAGATAGACTTGGGCTGGACTTATGCGGTTCCGGCAGCAAGCCAATATAACGTCTATCGCTCGACAACTTCTGGCGGGCCATACGCCCTGATAGGCTCGTCAACCACGAACTTTTACAACGATGTCGGCCTGACGGTGGTGCAGGAGTATTTCTACGTCATTACCAGCGTGTTGAACGGATTAGAGAGTGCATATTCAGCAGAGGTTGGGACAACGCCAAGCGCCCCGCCGACACCAACATTTGCCAGCGTAACTCCCGACACAATGGCGTCAAGTTCTACAACCCCATTTGCACTTGCTGGCACTGGGCTGTCTTTCATTAACCAAATCAAGTTGGACAACAGCCTTGGAAATCCGCCTTATATTGTTCCTCCCTTTACCGTGGTTCCGTCTTCGGTTAGCTCAACTGAAATTGATTTTACGGTTCCAAGCGGAGCATTGTTTCCAAGTTACTTCACCGTTTATTATTCAATAGATAATGGAACGACGTGGACAACCACAGGATTGACAATCCATACAACATAATGGAATGTGACTTATGCTAACGCTCGGACAGATTAAAAGCGGGCCATGCGGGAACATTGCCAGCGTGAACGTGCAAGACCCGCAGTTCACCGCCTATGTCAACGAGGCTGTCCAGATTTTGATGGATTTGGGAAGCTGGTGGGCGACGGTGGTTTCGATGCGGGGAATTGTCATGGGCGGTTGCATGACGTGGCCTCACAAGATTGAAGCAGTGCTCGCCATGAACCTGAATCATCGGGCGGAAAAGCTGGCGAACCTCTGGTATTCGTATATCCCGGTCAATGACAACTTCGCCGGAATGATTGCAAATCCAGGCTTCTACCGCAGTTGGGGGCCGGGGGGTTGCCATCACAACGCCGTTGAGTTTTCCGGTACACAGCCGATGTTCGCCGGGCCGACGCCAAGCAACCCGTTTCAAATTCAAGTCACCGCCGACAACCCCGCTGATTATGGAAAGCACGTCACAATTTATGGACTGGACACAAACGGGCATGAAGTTTTCTCCAACCAATTTGACGGCACTCAAAACGCCATCATCCCGCAACGGGGCGTTCAACTGACTTTGGCCGCTGCTTCAACATTCACGACACAGGTATTTGCCGTTGTGACTGCCGTTACAAAAGACATCACGGCGGGCGATGTTCGGGCATGGAAATATAGTCCCACCGGAATCATGGGAAACCTGACGGCGGCATGGCGCGGGTCGCAGACCTCGCCGGAATTCCTTTTCAGCCGAATTGCCGGGGCGGAACATCACCGCATTTATTTCATGGATGCGCTGGTCAAGTTGGCCTTCGAGCCAGTGACTCAGGATTCGGACATTCTTACTTTGGGAAACGAGGCGGCGATCAAAATGATGATTCAGTCTATCCGCGCAAGGGAAGCGGGAGATGATGACGCTGGCGACAAGAAAGAATCGCTCGCCATCCGGCGGCTCAACATGGAGATGAGCAGCCGATTTCCTGATGAACAATTTGTAGTCGAAAACGAAACTTTTTCCGGGGTGAACATGAGCCGGAGAACCAGAATCTTTTAATCTATGACAAATTACAATATCGCCCCTACGCCAACGGCGGGGAATGGAGCCTTCGGTTTAGTTCCAGGAGCCACCCAAACCCCACCGTCTCTCTGGGAGCAACTCAACCAGAACGTGCCCAACTACGGCGCGATGACAACCAGCGCGACCGGCGACATTTCAGGCATGTTGAATGGCCAGTTATCGTCGTCCACGATGAACAACATCGGGAATTATGCGGCTTCACGCGGCGTTGCGCTTGGCCAGCCAAACAGTCCAATGTCCAATGAGATTGGCATGGGATTGACCGGAACGACCACCGAAGGATTGCAGCAACAGGGATTGACTGATTACAACACGCTCACCGGCACGGCGGGAGGATTACAGCAAAACCCCGCGCTGATGAGTGAGATTTCTCAGTCCAACGCGGTTCTCGGCTCGGCCCCAAGTCCATCGGATGCGGCGTCCTACGCGCAAAGTTTGTATGACCAATATCTGAAAAATGCGAATCCGAGTTCATGGAGTCTCAATCCGGCAGGGGGCACGGGCATGATGTTCGGCGGCGGAACGGCATCATTGTCCAATCCATCTCAAGTTCAAAGCAGTTACCAAGGCATTCCCGGTCAGGCGGGTTCAAACCCGTATCAGGCCTATTCAACTGGCGGTTACGGGAATGATAATGTTGATATGTCGGGATTCTATTAAAATTTATGCAACTTCCGCCGTGGCTCAACCTGAATCCGATGGATTACCTGCAAGCGGCAGAGGCGGGCACTCGCGCCGGGGTGTCGCTGCGCCAAACCGCCGACAGCGAGAGAGAACGGCAGGCACGACAAGATTTGGACGAGGAAAAATTTGCGGCACAGGAAAAAGACCACCAAGAGGCTGTTCGGCGCCAAGCTCAGGCATTCTCGGCGGGACAGGGATTGCAGCGCGACAAGTTGATGGCCGATGTTTTGCAGGCAAGACAGAGGCGCGGCGAGGCCATAGCCTTGAATCAGGCCAAGATGGAGCAAGCCGCCACGCTCGCCGCCAACAGGAACGATTTAACGGAGCAACGCAACACCGACTTGGCAGCATTCCAAAGGGGGCAACTTGACAGCAAGAGCGACCTTCTGGACTTGAAACAGAAAATTGCCGAACTGAACGCATCCGGCAAAACGCCATTTCCTGAACAGGAAAAGTTGAAATACCTTTACACCCAACTTCTTGCCGCGAACACGGCGTTGCCAGTGGAAAAAGACCTCGACAAAAAAGGTGCGCTGGTCGGCACCATCAACGCCCTGAAAAGGCAGATTGCAGCACTCGCCCCGCCCGCTCCCGCCGCAACCAGCTTGCAGCAGACCGGAGCACCTGCATTGCCGGATGTTCCCGCCGCCATGCCGTCGCCTAATTTCCCGTCGAATCCTTTGGCCGATTCCAGATCGCCACAGGGCAATTATTCATCTCCAGAGTTTCAATCTTCGGCGGGTTCGTCGCTGACTTCCTCGACCGGAACCGGACAGCCAATGCAGCTTCCAGAATCAAAGGATGAACTTGAAGTCGGACAACTTTATCAAACGGCTCGCGGGCTGGCGGTGTGGGATGGAAGAAAATTCACCACACAATGAGCCATGAGTTCTTTCACCTTTGAAGAAGCCACTCAACCGCCTCCGACTGGGAATGGCGATGCTAAGGCGTTTTCATTTGAGGAAGCGCAACAGCCAATTGCCGCGCCTGCAACGCCTGCATCACAATCATTAGACAGTCGGCCAAAGTTGAGCCAGTGGAATCCGACTATTGGAGAACGCCTCAAAATGGGGTTGAGCGAGTTGGAGCAAAAACAACCCCTCAAATCTGTCGAACAGATTCCCGGCATTACCAGAAGTTTGGGTCATAGTGTAGTCGAATTTGCGAAAGCTTCGTTTGGTAAAAATCCAGAACATCCGTTGCCGCCTTCGCCACTATCGTTAATCGAAGTTCCATCAGGGGCGGATTTGACTAGGGACACCGGATTACCATCAACCATCACGGAAACTGCCAGCGCGATTGATAAGACAGTTATGGGGCTGGCTTCATTTGTCACGTCACCGCAAGGAGCGGAACAAATGGCGACTTACGGCGTCCCCGTGCTGAAACTTCCGATGGCGGCAAAGTGGATTTCTGACATGGTGAAGGGTGGCTATTTGAACGTCAAAGACGCCGTGGACGCATTCAAGAAAGGCGACACCCAAAGGCTGCGAGACGACATCATCGGAGCAACGGCGAATTTCTTGGGCGCGATTGGTGTTGCTGGTGGAGAACACGCCAGAATCAAAGACTATTTCAACAAGCTCGACAAACCGGAAGCGGTTGCTCCTCCTGCATCACGAGAGGCACCAGCCCCGATGAATGAGCGGGATGCTGTTTCAAACATTCCAGCAGCCGCGCCTGTTTTGACCGGAGCGAGTCTGTATCCGCTGCCGAAAGGCGCACAGCCTCCAAAAGAAACGCCACCAGCGAAGCCACAGGAAGCGCAGCACCCCAAATCTACTGAGGACGCATATCGGATTGGATTGGCCATCAAGACGCCCGAAGAACTGGCCAACTTGAAGGCGCAACAAGAGTCTTTTGGCGCGGCTGGCCGAAAAGCAATGGCTGAAAAGAGAATCAACGATGCGTCTGGACTGATTACAACGGCGGGATTTTACCGTGAGGCTTACGAGGCCGCAACGGGAACAGGAAGCGCGGCATATCACTTTCGAGACGACCCAAATTACAAACCCCCATTTCCTCAACCCGAAGTTGAGTCCAAAAACGCTTCGGTGGTAGCACCGCAAGAAGCCAGCGGGGTGGCACCCGCAGCAGCGACACCACCGGAGCAATCTTTCAAACGACCATCTCCGCCACAGGTGGCGCAACCTTTAGCCTTGGGCGGTTCATCGAAACTGCCAAATGGCAAGATGGCTAAGAATTATGCTATTCCAGGATTTGAAGAATACCGCACAGCATTGCTTCCGCCCGAAGGAAACAAAGCCAAGGGAACAAAGGCTGGATGGCGCGTCGTCGAGGCTACTACCGGACTTGAGATTTCTCATCCGTATCTAAATCGGCTTGAGGACACCCCGCAAAGCGCGTTGGAGCAAGCCAGAAAGAAAATGCAGCAAGCTGGAAAAGAGAAGTTGGACGCCGCGATTCAAAAAAGCCTGAATCCTCCTGAACCAAATGCCGCAGGATGGGACAAGCCCGTTCAGGACATGACCACGGAAGAATTTAAGCAGCATCAGGCAGACTGGAAAGAAGCGCGAATCAGAAATCCAATGGCAAGCCAAGAGCAGCTTGCAAAATACGTTGCTGAAAAAAGAGCAAAGCAGCCCCCGACCCCGTCAGCCAAACCGCCAGCGCCGGAGCAATCTTTGGCTGCTGCTCCGGCGCAGGAGGGGGTGAAGGAGCCGTGGGAATACACCAAATCGGAATGGTCGAAATTGATTAAATCTGAATATGGGATGCAGGGTTTTCCAGACCTTGCTGCAAAACAGGCCACAGATGCAACGCACGCAAAGGAGGTTGCTGATGCGGTCAAGGCTGGCAAGCCAGTCCCAGTTCATGTTCTTTTGGATTATCCGAATCTGATTCCAAAACCGAAACTGAAATCAAGCGCGGAATCTTTGCGGTCAGCATCTTCCCCCTCGCCATCCGTGGTGAAGCCGGAATTGCCAAAACTATCGTGGGGAACAACCATTCCGCATGATGGAACTGGAAGATATTCAGACTTGCGTGGAAAGGTTTCAGTAGGCGATTACGTTGTGGGTATGCGTTATGTCCCAGAAGGACAATACAACCAGCAGGAATTTGGAAGGGTTGTAAAGGTCTTGAAAGGAGCGTTAGAAATTGAACGCCCAGATGGAACAAAAACGAGAATCTCATCTCAACTTTCTCGCTATGAAAGACCTCAAGAATTGTCTGACGCAAAACAGGTATTTGAAGCAAACAAAGAATCGCCCCCGACCCCGAAGTCCGAGACGCCAGCGATTGAGCCGGTTGCTGCAAAACCTGCCGACCTATCCGGCCCCGGAAGCCCGTCAGTTAGGCAAGGGCCGGATACTGGCGGTGGTTGGGCGGAAGGCGATGGCGGTGACGTTTACGGCATCGCGCAGCGCGTTCGTGAGGCTCGCGCAAAGGCTGGACAGGTTGCTCCCGTGGCATCCGGTCAGGGCGTCAGCGCGGAAGCTGCCGTTGACTGGGGACGTGAGATTTTGAAAAACGGTGGCGATGCTGAAAAGGCATTGCGCCAGTTTGAGTCTGACAAGAAAACTTCATTCGACCTGATTGCCGTTGCCCGCGCCAAAGGTGAAGAACTGGCCAAAGCCGCCCGGAACATCGAGGAAAAGTTTGGGACGGATTCAAAGGAATTCCGAATGGCTCAAAAAGCCCTGTCCGATTGGGACACGCGCACAAAGTCCATCCAAACGGAATGGCACAAGCAGGGCATGGCGCAACAGGGCGAGACGGACATTGACACTGGCTCATTCACCGGCATTGCCCGCGCCGTGCGCGAAGTCACTGGCGAAGATTTGAACTCGGCACAGGCCAAGACAGCCAAACAGATTGCCAAAGGCGTTGCCGATGCCGATAAAGCCGTTGAGCCGGCCAAGGTCAATCTGCAAACCGCCATTGACAACCTGACTGAAACTGGCGCACCGCGTTATAGCGACACCATCATCAAGATTGCTGAAAAGATTGTTTCCAGCCTCGACAAGCGAGCAGATGCCGCCCGCGCCAGAATCCGCGCAAGGGCTTTCACATTCTCAGCCAACATTGACCCGACCGTGTTGCGTGACGTGGCCGAAATTGGGGCGTCACATATCGCGCATTGGGGACTCGACTTCGCTAAGTGGTCAAAGGTGATGGTGGACGAGTTTGGGGACAAGATTAACCCGCACCTGAAAACCATATTCGATGCGTCTCAAAAGCTGGTGGACGCCGAGGGTGACAAGCATGGGCCAAACGCTGAAACGGTCAAGAAAGCCGTCAAGAAAACTGGCGGCACAAAAGCCCCGACCGATTTGGCCGAACAGCAGAAGGTTTTCCAAGATTATCAGTCCGGCAAACCGATGACGCCGATTCAGGTCAAGACGCTCTGGCAACGTGCCAAGGACGAATACATTAACGGGGGCGATACCAACATGGGCGACACGGTTCACAAACTCGCCGATGATTTGGGAATCCCCGCCAAGGACGTTCTAAGCGGATTATCCCAGACCAAACAGGTCAAGCGGATTGCCGATGACGTGTGGCAGAAGCAGCGTCAGGCGCGATTGCTCAAACAGTCTGCAAAACGATGGGTTGAACACTCACAGGAAACTTGGCTGCAAAAGGTTTTGCCCGCGACGGCCAAGACGTTATTCACATTGAAGGTGAATATGCACGGCACGGTTGCAATGGGGACTCACGCGCCGCTGGTCGTCGCCACTCATCCAATCGTGTTTGCCAACAATTTTGGAAAGATGTATAAACTCGTGGCCAGCCCGGAGTATTTCGAGATGCAGAAATCCGCGCTTGCCCGCCGACCGAATTACAATATTGCACAGCGCAATGGACTGGTGAATGACATGAACAAGATGGAGGATTTCAACGACCCCCAACTTGCTCAAGGTTTCCCCAAAATGGCCGCATGGTTTAAGGCTCAACTCGACCGGGTTCATCTTGGCCGGTTTCAGGGCATGGGAACACGCGGTTATTCCGTCCTGAAAATCCTTCGCCAAGACCTTTTCGATCACGAATGGGACAAACTCTCTGAATCTCAGAAGTCCGACAGCATGGCAAAAGCGATTTCCGATTCAGTGAACCACATTACAGGCGTCACAAAGGCTGGTGCTGGACAGCTTGGAAAAGCCGCCAGTTACGCATTGTTCGCGCCGAAGTTGGAAGCGTCCCGCGTGGCCGTGATGGTTGCCGACCCGCTCAAGGCGGCAAACAGCCTGATTAAAATGGGCAACATGACGGAAGCTGAGAAGTGGTTTGTTAAAAACCAGTTCAAAGAAAAGGCCAAAGTCGCCGCCGTTGGATTTGGCCTGTTGTTGGCCAATCAGCAGTTGAACAATCTGTTCGGGGACAAAAAGAAGCTCAATGGCGTTCCCGCTTCGCTTGGTGGCGGCGGGTGGAATCCGATGGCGTCCGACTTTATGAAATTCCGCGTTGCCGGGATGAACTTCGCCTGGGGAAGTCCGTTCCTGACAATGGCACGTTTGCCGTTGAGACTCTACCAAATCGGCGCGGGCAGTGGAGGTAAAACCAAGTATCTGATTTACCCGGATGAATCCATGTATAAGACGGCTGGTTCGTATCTGAGAACACAGGCAAGCCCGTTTTTAAGCCCGATTATTTCCGTCATCACCAAGGGCGATTATGCCGATAGGCCGCTGCCTCAAATCCCCGGCTACGGTGAACCACCGCCAGTTCCAAAGCGTCTCGCCGCACAGGGCGTAAAACCCTACACATGGCCGGAGTTTCTGTCTGACATCGTTTTGCCAATTCCCGTTGAACAGGCGATGAATGACATCTGGCACAGCCATGAACTTTCAAATACAGAGCAACAAGACCACGCTTTGACCAAGGCGTTTGTCACTGGAATCATCATGGCCGGAACAGGCGGCAGAGTGTCCGATGACTGGAACAAAGGCGAAACAGCCGCTCCGACAACTCGCCCGGCCGCCAACCCCTTCAAAATTCAAAAGCCCCGGTTGTAAGCCGGGGCCGTGAAATGATTTGGTGAGATTATTCCGACTGGACAGCCTTTGTCAATCCTGTTCCCCAATCTTCTTCCGTGCCCGCGCCTTCCGCCCCGCCCGGTCGCTGGACTTTTCCGGGAGCCGCTCCCTTCAACTCATCAACTTGAGCCTGTAACGCCGCGATTTTCTCATTGGCGCGGGTCAACTGCATTTTAATCACCGGGAACGCCCCGACACGCTGCCGGACATGGGCATCGCGGAGAATCTTCTTCTTGATAAATTCGGCGCGATCTTTCGCCTGAATCTGCGAGTCGAATATGGACAGGGCGTGTTTTCGGGCGTCGTTCAACTCGGTATCTTCCGGGTCGTTCTTGTAATCATCAACGGATTCGGAAAGGCGGGCGTTGGTTTCCTGCCATGTCTTGCCAACCGTTTCCCGTTCGGTGGCTTGAGTGGCGATTTCAGTGTCGGTCTTTTCCTTCCACTTCGCCCGTTCCTCTGCCAGCGCAGATTTGCGTTTGTCGTCAAGGTTGTTCAGTTCGTTGAAATAGCGCAGAGCAAGACCGGCCCCGGCTTCACCGAACAATTCTTTTGCCGCCGTCTGGGCACTCGCTTCGTCCATTGCATACAGCTTTTGAAAGTCGCTCCACGCCCCCTTGCGGGTCGTTCCGTCCTCGTTGGTGATTACAATGTTTGGAATGACGGTTTGAGCCTTTTCTGCCATGCGATTGAATGGCTCGTCGTAATTCTTTTTGTATTCCGGGCTTTCCTGAAAGTTTGCCGCCCGGAGTTTCCCGGCCAATTCATCTTTCTCTTTTTCAAGAGCGGTCAGGCGGGCAGTCAGGGCACTTGTGTCCTTGCCCTGCGACTCGAAGGATTTGATTTTGGCTTCCAGTTCCTTGACCTTGCTGCCTGATGACATGGATTCAGTCCGCAACTGTTTGACTCGCTCGCGCAGTTCCTTTGGGGCGAGCTTGTCAATTTCATCTGGTGCGGCGGCGGGAACGACAGCAGGCTTTGCCGGGGCTGTGGCGGGCGCTGGTTTCTTCGGAGGCTCAAACGGGTCGTCGCTTGGCTCTGGTGCGGCGGCAGGCGCGGAAGCGGGGGCTGCCGGAGCAGGGCTGGCCGGGGCTGGACTTGGTGTGGCGGCGGGTTTGACCGGCGCGGGAGCGGCAGTTCCGCCACCCGCAACGGCAATGGGGTCGAGTAATAGGCGTCTTAGCATGGATTATTTCCCTTTCTTGGATTCTGTGGTTTTACGTTTAGTGTCGAGATTATGTTGCAGTCCGGGCTGCGGGAAATCAATGGCAGGGGCGTCTTGATTTGAGAGTGTCAGAAGGATGTCTTTGAATCTCAAGACGCCTTCGCGCTGTTCGGCTGATGGACACGCCTCGAATGCCACATTGCTCGCGTAGAGCAAAACAGAATCGAACTTCGGGTCATTCGCGATTGACGCCCACCACTCTGCAAGCTCTTTGTGAGAGATGAATTGATTTTTTGAGTCCATAAATTATTTCGCTCTCTTTTTTGTTTGGCTGTTATCAGTCCACACAAAATTATCTTTCCAAATCCGTTCCAAAATTTCCGCAAGTTCTTTTCTTGTTCCTCTAAATTTACGATGTTTCTCATACCACTCGGCATGTTTGAAAAACTCACTTTTGGTAAATGTGTTTGGTAGAATGCTCATTTCAAAATATCTTCCGCGAGTTTTGATGGTATCACAGTCCGCTTTACCCCATCAATCCATATTTCTTGCTCTTGGTCTGGTGGTCTATGGCTCCAAAATTGAATAACTGGATACGGGCTTTTATCTGGATTTTCCTGTTTCGAGCAATCCATCGGGGAGTACAAATCAATGAAATCATGCAGGGCTACCGCGCTTAAAGTGGGTAGCTCTGCGAATTGCTGGGGATATTCGTTCTTTCCAGATTTGACGTAATCATTGAACTTCATTTTGGTCTTTTGCTCAACCAGTTCGCGGGTTCTGGCGTAAAGTCCAAGATGATAAACCTCCGGGTGGCCCCTCATACCTTCATCGGGGCATGAGAATGGTAGTGCGTTTTCACAAGCAATTTTCCAGTTCCATATTGCCGGATGCCGTTTGGCAAGCGACTCGAAAGACTCATACCGCAACATCGGCTTTCCGTTCTTGAAAAACGTCTCTGGAAATACCGGCGCTGTGAAAATGCAATCAGCGTCCCAATGGGCAACGTAGTCAGCGTCGGGACACCATTCGTCCGAACGGCATTTCTGCATCAGGTGCCAGAGCATCCCCTTGCCCTTCCATTCGTAACCGCTCTTTACAGTGACGTTTTCAATTCCAACCTGACTGATTATTTCACGAAGCGCGTGAACATCTTTGGTTGGAACAAGAATCGTAACGCCAGAGAATCCGATGGCGAATTTCTTTATTGATCGCAGACAATACTCCAAATAGGAAAAATCATTCGCATAGGTAACTATGAAGATGCGAACCTTCTTTGCTGGAATTGACGCCACAGGAACGATTGGCGCTGCTTCCGCTGAAACCGCTTTCGGTTCCGGCCCCTTCCAATCGCTCTTGATTTGATGAACGCCAACAATCTTGCCCTCGGTCAACCATTGCTTCCGCTCATCCTCAGAACACAGGATATTGCCATACCCGGAATAAATTGATTCTAGGCTGACGACATGCTGGTAAGAGTTTTCCTTGAACTCATTCCAAAGTTGAATCCCAATCTCGTAATCCCAAGTCTTTTGTGTTTTCGACAGTTCAATGTATTGCTGTGGCGTCCCCAAAACTTCCGGGAATATTTTCAACAGCCAATCCAGTCGGTAGATGGCAAAAGCACCATTTGGGAAAATGCACGACGGCCTCTGCTCCGCAAGGTGGCTTGTGCCGCAAACCGATAGCGGCATTATCCGATTGCCAACTGACTTGGAAAGAAGCTCCTCAAATCCTTGTGCCGCTTTGCGGTTAAAAGAACACGGATTGAAAACAACCATTGACCCACCCATGATTGCGCTTGGATTCTTGGAAAGAAATTCCTGCCAGATAATGTCGTCCCATCCAGCAACATTCACGCGACAGTCATGTTCGAGTATCATTACATGGGTGTATCCCCTGTTTGCAGCAATGCGAAGTCCCAAAAAGAACACTAAATTGTTTACTGCCGTCCGGTTCTTTTCGGTCTTGGCGATTTCAACGTCACCGCTCAGCTTGAACACCACCGGCCATTCCGCACTGTAATTGTGGTCGGAATAAATGATGAGTTCGTGCTTGGCTGGAAAGTTCCGCATGTTGGCAAGGAAAGCAGACGCCCTCACCAATTTGGGCGGTGCAAGATACATCAGGATGCCTAGCTTTTCGTTCATAATGAAGCCAACCAAATGCAAAATCTGTTAATCAAAGCCTCGCCGCGTAGATGTCGTTCGTAATGCACGGTATGACCATCGTGAATCTTGTAATACTTGAAAAATAAACACCACGGAAGCCGATGTTTTTCCTGTTCCCAAATTACTTTGTGTGAGTAATGTTCGTTCATTTTTCAGGACAAGGCTATTTCTTCCTTGCGATTAGAAAAAAATTATAGCCCGTTATATCAAAATCATTACAATCGGGCAGTAAAACCTCTGGATGCGTCAATTTTATGATTGCACTGGCCGACCCAATTCCCCCCAACATTAAGGGTCGCCTTTCCAGAAATTCAGCAAGCAAATATGGAGACTGACATTTCGATCTGTTTTTCTTAGGCATAGTGGCAAACCTCTTTCATCAGTTGCTCGCCGGTTCGACAGGTTTTGGTTGAGCAAGAACCACCACGTTTTGGTGCTGAAATAGTTTGCCCGTTGTGCTGCAAGGCGCATTCGGGCTTCTCACATCGCTGCACGGAAGGTAGAATTGCTCGCCCATTACAAGGTCGGTCATCTGGAATTTGCGGCAGCGCGGCAATGCCCCAAGTCGGTCGCCTTCCTCAACGGCTATAAAGTGGGCGCAATCTTTGCAGAACGGCATCGGTGGTTTGGGGGGCGAGGTTTGTTTAGCCATAAATTATTTAGGGGTTTGATTTTGCTCGGTTTCTTTTGCCGCTTTGACGACAACTTTTCTGACCCACCTGAGAAACCACCGCTCGCCAGCAAGAACAGACGCCGTTCGAGCAGCTTTCCATTCTTCAAAAGACAGGGTTATTTTAACTATTTTATCACATTCTTGGAAGTTTTCCGGCTGTTCTCGATGTCTTAATTTCATGTGGCATGACTTGCAAAGCCACAGGATTTCGTTGGTAACGTAATTAACATGATGCCCCTCTAGGTTCTCGGAATTAACCCCGCAGCCTTCGCAAGAGATGGCAGACTTCGGTTTTTTCGCTCTTACCAAGTAACAAATTAACGATGCTGACGCGCCATATTTTCCAGCCACATCGTTGTAAGAATACCCGTCTTGAAGCATCTGGCGGATTTCTTTTTCGTGATCTCTCAATTTCGATTTGTTCATCTACTTGGACTAATTTACCAGCAAGAACCAGAAACGCAAGCACAAATTTGACATTTTCTTTCCGCGAGATTATTGCTCCATCAGCGATTGAAACTGTCACCCCCGGAGAAATCCGGCAGCGCGGGTGAAACCAACCGAAACTACGGTGGTATTGGTTGGACAAAGTGATTCGGAAAACTACAAACCGAATCGGGGGTCACTTCCCCAACGCAACCGAAAAACGTCAGTCAACAATCACGCACAATTAACAATCAACACATAAAATCAAATGCCACTCAGCACTAGCCAATGCCAACAATTCCACTCGTATTTAGGCGCACGTCCGTATCCCTGGGACAAGAAAATCTCCGAAGATCGTTTCCCGCAGGAGTTCATCTACGCCGGGATGTACTCAACCAAAAAATGGGATTCTTTCACCGAAACCCAACATTTGTGGGAGCAAGTCCACGTTGCCCGCGCGAATGATCCTGGCATGTGGTCGCAGTTCTTTGCCGACCCCTGCTTGGGTGCGCCCTGCGCGATGAACATTCGCTACATCGGCCATGGTGTGACGCAGAAGAAATTCGGGCGTTACCGTCAGGAATACCGTTCATCGGTATTCTGCCTTGACCAGTTGAACACGATTGAGGAAGCCCCGCGCAAGCTGGACATCATCGTCAAGGGTTACAAGAACATCCCCGAAGAAGTCGCTGGCGGGTTCATCCGTCAACTGTCTTTGGTCAACGCTGGCACGACTGCCGAAGGCGGCGGTTTATGGTTGACTGGTGTGACCGATGCTTCCGGCAACCCTGTTGCGATTGATATGGACCCGGCGATGCTCGCCGTCAGCGCAGGTGGCGCGGCTGGCACAGTCAACGGTCTGTTCATCAATCTCAATGCGATTGGCGGTTTGGATGCACTGGTTACGGCGGGTAGTATTACTGCCGCGACAACGGCTGGTCTTTTGGCCAATATGGGACAACTGAGCATGGAATATCTGGCCAACCAGCAGGAAGATTTGGCACTCGCCGGTTATCACAATCAAAAGATGGCCGTGAACGGCAAGTTTGAAATCACGATGGATGGCACGACTTCGCGGCTGCTGACGGCTGCGAATCCCGCCCTGACCGCGCTTTACAAGGCGTCGGACTTCACCAAGGCTGGTGAGTTCTACGGCTTGGGCGTTGCTGCGGGCTGTGGTGACTGGCTGTTCAAGCGCGACAACATGCAGATGCGCTTCCGTTTCCGGTCGGACTTGGACGGCAAGACGCTTGCTGGTGGCGCACTTACCCGCGCTGTGTGGGTTGAGCAGATTCAGCCGTTTCAAAATGTGCCGGCTACGTTCGGCCTCAAACCCCTTCCGAATCCGCAATGGAAATCGGCTCCAATCCGCATTTACCACTGCTACAATCGCGATGCCCGAGAGATTTATGTGGGCGACATTACCAGCGTCAATTCCGAAATGAAGTTCGGTCTGGCGCGGTCGTTCATGGGCAAGTGGACATGGAAACACCCCGACCTGTTCAACGCGACCGATCCCGGCACTGGCACGGTCTGCCAATACGACAACGTGAAGCAGAACATGGGTTTCTTCCTCGGCGAATATGACCTTGGCTGCAAAACGATCTATCCGAACATCGAACGCTGGTTCATGGCGCTTGGTGAGGCCACGCCTTACGTCCGCCGTCCGAACACGGTCACGCCGTCCGCTTACCCGACGAGCGCATCGGATTATCAGGACTTGGTTGCGTACAATCAGCACTGCGCTGACAACCCGCAAATCTGGTCGCCGTATGATGTGAGCGAGAACCCGGATGGGACGCCGAACACGAATCCGTGGAGCACCTACGGTTACGCATAAGCGCCGGTCAACATTTGGGCGGGTTTGGAGCAATCCAAGCCCGCCCCAAAACCAATATAAAATATGACCGACCAAAACCAAACTCCACCCGAAGCCGCTGGTGATTCGCTCGCCGCTGCCGGGGCTGACTCAAAAACCATTTCTGTTCCAGCCGATCTGTTGCCAGAAGCTAAACCGGGTGATACCTTCAAGGTGCAATCGGTTGCTGATGGCAATGTGATGCTGGAACTTCAACCCGGCGAATCAGGCGAGGAAGATTGGGGCAAAGGTTTGCAGGAAGCCGCGCCACGAACCGATGAAGGGATGATGTAATTATGTCAATGACACTTGTAGCACTACCACAAATCACGCCGCCGCCGACACGCGCAAGCAATAATGCGCTGTTGCAGGACATAGCGGTATTATCCGCTCTCAACCCGAAGGAGCGTTTGGCGCTAGCTGTTTATTTCAGGGCGAAAGAATTGGCCAATGACACCAGTTCGCCACTGACCAATTATAACCCTGCGGTTGCCGGTGATGTCACCGCGCTGGTTCAGGATGCCAAAACCGTGATGGGCAGCATCCCGGTTGGCGACCTTGCCATTGTTGCGCTGGCCATTGATTGGGCGAACTGCAAAGCTGTTTATGCGGCGTTGCCGTCTGACGTGGATACCCTACGGGGTTTGTTGGGGCATCTGGCTCGCCGGGACGATGATGAACTGCGCCGGATTTTGCTCTATCTGCGCCTCGAAATTGGGGAATAACGAATTATGACCGCTGCCACCTTGCTTGCGGGTGCGCTGGCAGGAGGCGCGGACGAGTTAAGCCCGCGTGACTGCTGGCTGTGCTTGGCGTATCTCTACTCGACTGGCAATTCCGCTCAAATACAGATTGACGCCGCCATTGCCGCCGGTTGTGACAGGCTCTCAGATGGCGACATTGAAAAGTGTCTGGCTTACATGCTGACCAGCGGGTCATCTCCCGTTCCTGGGCCTGTGAACCTGATACCAGCAGGGGCTCACTACAATGATTGGGCGTATGATGTCTCAAATCTCCTCCAACCGGGGGGAACCTACAAACTAACTTGGGGCACAAACGAGTTGGATTTTTCCTATGGTAATTCTGTAACGATAGGGAACCCTGGCGCCGGACAAACATCTACATTCACTTATCCTCAAATCGGTGGTCCTGCCGATTTGGATGAAATAGGAGCTGTTAGCGCAGGTCTGCCCGTCACCGCAACCATCTACGCAATCTAATTTAACACCAAACTATTATGGATGCTCAAACTACACTTAATGCGGCGATTGCCGCCGGATACGACAGACTCTCGCCGCGCGATGTCATGCTCTGTGCCCTGTATGGTGCAAGCAATGGGGGCGGTGGTAATGGCGGCTGGACGCACGGCGCAGGCTCTCCAATCGCCAACGGGATTTCGACCACAAATTACGGCATTTACACGAACGACACAGACGGCACGTTTTGGACGGTATCAAACGGGGTCTGGATTGAAGAAGTTTAATTTATGAAAAACCTACTCACAGCCCTATTTTTGACAGTGGCGATCACCTGCTTTGCCGGAGTTAATCCGGTATTGCAAAACCCATACACCACGAATAATCAGGCTGCTGCCGATGCTCACGTTACAGCCATCGCCGGAAATGGCGGTCTCTCCAACAACACCTATACCACCAGCAGCCAAACTGTGGCGGATAACTATGTGAAGAATCTGGTGGGAACATTAACCAACAGCAGCGGGGTCATCTTCACCAACATTCAGTTTCAGTTCACCAATAGGTTGAACGGAGGTGGTTTTCCAGTATATTATACAAATCATTGGGCAAGTTATATTCAGATTCAGGGACTGGTTGCCACACTTACTGGAAATGACTATAACAATGCGGGGATTGTTACTTATGGAGTAACCGGGCGATGGGCAAAAACTAATTCAGTTCAAGCTGCTGCAATTACAGGCGGAACGATTAACATTGATACCATACCCACTTTTGGCGTGTACACCAATGAGGTATTTTGGTTTGGGGCACCCAGTGGTGCTTATGGGGTAATTCAATATGCCGGTGAAATTCAGTGGGTGATTGGTGGAGGGGGTGGTGGCGGGAGCAGTTATGTTCTCACAACGAATGCACTGGCTGCACTTGCTCAACCTCTACCAGTCAACATCAGCGGCTCCGCAGCCACGGCAGGCTACGCCACCATCAGCGGCTCCGCAGCCACGGCGATGAGCCTTTCCAAAGTGTACTCTGGTATAAATGTGGCATTTGTGGATTGTATAAATGGAAGTAATTCAGTTGCGCAGCTTGGAAATGAAACATATCCGTTTAGAGATTTCTCGAACGCGGTGGCGGCAATTGCTTCTGGGGGTGTTGTTGTTTTGACACCAGGCCAGTCGAATTTGATTGGGAGCCTTGTGTCAATCTCCAATGACATCACGATAATTGGATGTGGAGCTTGGGTTGTCAACACAAACACGTCCGCCTCATCAATTTTCGACGTGAAGGGATTCAATACAGTTTTTACAATTATTGGCGGGGCTTATATGTCTATGGGCGGAAATAGCTATGGAACTCAGTTAGGAGTCGATTCCACCAACGGTGACATTAAGCTTTACAATGCTAACTTTTTTGGGGTAACAGATGGAATGCAGTTCGGTGGTCGGTCGAACCACGTTTATGCCGTTGGCTGTGATTGCGAATCTTATTGGGACACGTCGAATGGTGGAAATCCTACGGATAGTGGATTATTTCAAAGCTGTAAATTCCATTCAAAGGCGGACCCGGCTCACAGTAATCCCAATGGGACTGAACTAGACTGCGTTTCTCATACTGGCGGTAGTTGGAAATATCAAGCCTGTGATTTTTGGTCGTCAAATGCCGTGACAATAAACTTTGGAATTTTGAATGGTGGGGCGACTATTGAATTAGACAACTGCTCGCTGGAAATTGGCAGCACGAACTCGGGGGCAGCAATCCTGTTGTTTTACTCCCCCCTCCCACCAGCCGGAGCGATAACCATATTTAATAATAGCACCGTCAACGGCCAACTCTACAACGGGACCTATGTCGATGGTTTCCTTACGAATACCGGGGTTCCCTCAATTCTGTCTCCGGTCATGTCTCCAAACGTGACTTCATTCGCCGGCACGTTTTATTCGTTGACTATATCTGGTTCAACCAACGCATCAGTCAACATCGCCCCCTATCTTCCGGGCCCTAGCTTTGGTCAGCCAAATGTTTATGTTTGGACAAACTCGGCTGGAATATGCGTAGTTTCCAATGACCCTGGAGCCAGTGGCTTTTACATAGTGGAAAGAACAAACGATATTAACCAACAAACAGGGAACGTTTTACTGGTATCCACAATTCAGCAGGCGTCAACCCCTCCTTGGGGTAATTTGTCCGACTACACAGACGCAGCCAGTGACACCAATGTTTTTATTTTTCCCTCCGCTCTGCAATATATTCCGGCTTGTTCAGTCGGAACTAACTTCACCGGCAACGGCTCCGGGCTGACCAACATCACTTCACTGTCAACGGTTACGGGCATCCACTATGTATCCAGTTTGACGTTCAGCAACATCCTGACCGGCTACATGCTTGGGACAAATGCGCTTAACCAGCCGGTAATGTGGGCAGTTTCAACCAACATCATTACCTACTGATGAAACAGATCGTAACCATACTGTTTGTAGTTCTGTCTGGAATCGCATTCGGGCAGAATGTGACAAACCAGTTTGGAGGACAGCCATCATTTGCGGGTCAACTACTGTCCGCTGTGCCAAGCACCACGACTGTTTCTTATCCTTGCTTGATGGACTTCAATCCTGCCTTGGGCACTTTCTCTGATTTGGGAACTACGCCAGCAACCAATAATGGTGCCATTGCCCAGTGGAATGACCAGAGCGGTCATACGAATAATGTCATACAGCCTGTCGCAATTATCCAACCCCAATTGGTGCCTAACATAGTTAAAGGACTTCCGGTTGTTAGATTTACCGGGCAAGCAAACGATGTTTTGTACAATCTTACTGTCTCTAATGCTCAACCAATCGTGTTTTATGTTGTATTATCTAGTGCTGATTTTACGTCGAAACCATACGATATCTGTTACATGGGAACCAGTGGCGTATTGGGGTTATTTTTAACATCCTTTTCGGGTGGGGGTGATCTTATGGCATTAACTGAAAAGGTTGGAGGGATAGCAAGCAACACCACATCAAATAATGTTCATTTGGCCACCAGTGGGTTCAACATCGTTACCGCCATTTGGGACACTAATTCTCCCTACATCACACTCAGAACTAACGGGGTTACCGTTGGGATAGCGACTCCCGGTTCTGGCCCCGACTTTCCACCAGTGAATGTAAGGCCCATTGGTTTTACCCTGTCAATGTCTTTGTTCTATAACTGCGACATCGCCAGAGTGATTATCAGCACTAACGCCACACTGTCGTCTGTTACCAACATCGAGTACATGCTGAGGACTAATTACATTACTCCATGACCAACCACCATCAACTCTTTCGCGGACTCGGCCTTGCGACCATTGGCCTCGTCGCGGCTCTACTGGCTGGCTGCTCGACTCAGCAGCCGCTGACTGTGCCGCTGCCGCAGGCTGGCGCGCAGGCGATGGTTGTTCCGGCGACCAATATGGTGACTGTGCCGCAGAATCTTTCAGTGACAACTGTGGCTGGCCAGAATGTCCCGGTTTTCATCCGTTCAAGCAACGAGTGGTTCCAAGCGTCGGGTGATTTGAAGAATTGGGCAAACGTGTCCAGACTGACGGCGAACGTGACTTTTGGTTGGACTGCGGAGATTGGCGCGGAGAGCTACAACCTTTACCAAGGACAGTCCAGCGGCAGTTACGCAGACCCCATAAACACCTTAACCAATCATGTCACCGTGCCAGTCGTGGCGAACGTAACAAACTTCTTTGTCGTGACAGCGGTGGGGGCAGATGGAATCGAAAGTGTCTACTCGGCTGAACTGGCCTACGCGCCGCCGATAGTGGCGCCAAGGTTTATCATTCCATGACCATCATCCTCCAAACATTTTCACAGTTGCAAACGGAAATCAATGAAATGGAGAACCTCCGGCTTTATTACGAAAGCCGGATATTAGCAAAGCGCATTGCCATGGCTGAAATCGTTCACAGCGCACAATGTCAGCAAGACCAAATTGCCCGCGTTGACGACGCGCCCGCCGCCGCAGCATCGCCGGTCCCGGCCAAACGCCAGGCGAGCGAGGAAACCCGCCTCAAGATGAGTGAAGCCCACCTGAAGCGGTGGGAAAAGCGTAGGCTTCAACAAGCGAACCAAACTAACGGGGTGAATGGATAATATGAACAAAATAAATTGGACAGCGGTAGCAGCAAGCATTGCAACCGGCCTGCTTGGATTCTGTGTCGCCTTGCTGACCGTGCATTTAACTTTGGCCGGCACGCTGGCGTCCCTAGGTAACACCTTAGCCCGCCATGACGTTCAAATTGGCGCACTGGCAGATGCACAAAGGAGCGAGGCGATAAACCGGGCTGCCGGGGATGATTTTGTATCCCGACAAATTTCAGATGACCGCGTTCACAACGACCGGGCTATAACCGAACTGGTCGAGTTGCAGGCAGCAACGGTTAAACACGCCGACGAATTGATTTCAATGTTGAAGCTGCAAAGACAATTCGACACAAAACCAAACTGAACTGATGAATCCAATTCTCGCCTCTTTTCTTGGCAGTCTCCTGCGTTACGCGCTGATGTTGCTCGTTCCCTATTTCGTCAAACACGGCATCTTCACGGAAAGCGTTGCTGAGGGATACGTCGAGGCCGCCGTTGCTGGCCTGCTCGCGCTTGGCTGGTCGTGGTGGAAGATTCACGGCAATCGGGTCAAGTTGCTCACGGCGCTCGCCCTGCCTGACGGCGCGACCGAGAACGACCTTAATGCTCACATGGCTTCTGGTGCAACTGCTCCGAGCGTCCTGACGCCGCCCAATGTCGTGCCGGTGTCAGTGCCAACATTTCAACCAACTCAACCAATTCAAAAAACACCATGAAAACCAAACTCAAACTCATAACGGCGATGGCAGTTCCGCTGGCCATCGGTTTTACAGCACAGGCACAGACCAACAATACCTTGCCGACAATCGGCGGCTTGACCAGCACGTTCAGCTTGTGGGTCAGCAGCTTCGATACGAACCTGTCCTACCAGGACTTCATTGTTTGGGACGGGCCGGTGTACCAGAAGAACGTCAACATTATGAACGAGTTCGGCGCGAGCTACGATGTATGGCGGCAGAAAATTAGCACGAACAACACCAGTCTTGCCAGTGTCGGCAACAAGCTCGGCGGGCAGTTGTTCCTCGCACCTGAAGGCAGGTTCCGGCAAGCGAACATCGCCGGGGACTGGGTGAGCATGGGTGGCGGTCTTGAGTTCGGCTGGATGAAGTACGACTTCCGCTCCGGCGCTTTCATTGACGGTGTTTACCTGAACAACCCGGAGGCGTTGGGCCGTCCGCATTCTGAGCGTGAGACAGCGGAGTTCGGACTGTTCGCTGACAAGATGCTGAATAAGGCGACGGCGGCTGGAATCTTCGTCAGTGACCAATTGCACCAGAGCGCGCCATTCTTCGGCGTGAATTTGAACGTGTCGTTCGGCAACGGCACAGGATTCCTCGGCCTGTTCTGATTTTGGGTTAGGGTTGGCCGGGGCGGGACGTTTCACCCGCTCCGGCTTTTCCTTCCGGCACTACATTTTAATCGAAGCAACCAAAGCCGCGCCCGCGCAGCCCAACAAGGTCCTATCATGAAGATTTTAATTTGGACGGCAGCGCCTTCCGATTTCGTCGAAGGGGCCATTGACTTTTTAACGCACGGCCCGGCGCATCATGTCGGGTTCTTGAGGTCAAACGGACTGGTGCATGAATTGTATCCGCCGAAGCTCCGCGACCGCGCCATTTCTGACGATGAAAAGAAGATCGTCCAGGTGTTCTCGCTGGCCGGGTTGCCGCCCGAACTGGAAGCCAAATTCGAGCGGCTGTTTGACTTGGACAATGAGGCCGGGATTAAATACAGCGATGCGGATTTGTTCCGGTTCCTGTTCAACGAGGAAATCCCATTCGACCTGTCCGGCTACTGCTCTTGGTACGTCATGCGCTGCATCAGCATGTGCGCTCCGATGTGCCTTCCGCTGGTCAGGTGTGAAATCGGTCAGGTCAGTCCCCGCGATCTTTACATTTCACCCCGGTTAATTGAGGAAGGCTGGCCATGCTGACATTTGCCATCGCTATTTTCCTGTTCTCAGCCTCGGCACTGATGCTGATTCTGGCCATGTTCTTTTTGAGGAAGTAATGGGGTGAACACCCCATAGCGTTGCGCCCGATTCGGGGCTAGGGTTGGCGCATGACATTGAATATTTGGTTTTGGATTATCTACGTTGTTTGCGTTTTGTTCAGTTTGTATTTCGGCTGGCCGGAAGGCCCGGCAAATCGAACCACCTTGCGACCACTCAGCAGCAATGTGATATTCTTCATCTTGGTTGGCATTCTCGGATGGCGGGTTTTCGGGCCTGCGATTCACGGATAAACCCGGTTTTAGGCAAAGTTGATGCTTTTGGGGGTCAAAACACCGCCAGCGAAGCCCAGGGCGTGAAAACCAGCCTTCTGGCGCGTCGGCAGATGGTCATTTTTCCTGCAACTCGCCAGACCCCTCCCCGCCGAGATCAACTCCCGCTCGCAACTTGTGCGCCCGGTCAGCCTCGACGCGGACTACCATTGCCGCTCCTGCTGCCATCGCTTCGATTACCACCTCCACTGGAACTTGCGAAGCGCACGCATGGGCAATGACGAACTTCACGGCGGCTGGCTTGAAATCGAATTTCATCTTTCTATCCTTACCGATACTGCGAGTCTCCAAACGCGAATTTGCTTTTGATGGATGCCGCTTTCTCTCCCGTAAAGATGGCCGAAATAGAACAGCGTTGGAATGTGTCCGCCAAACCAACCGACACGCACACGGCCGCCGATTTCAATTCCGGTTCTGGTGAAGCCGACTTCAAATGTATCTTCTAAAATTTTCATCAGAGTTTGTGGGTGGAAACCTCCCCCTTTAGGGGGACTTTTCGGGTTGTTGTTTTGGTGTTTGACATAAGTTAGACAAGATGTATTGTTGCCTTGTGAAAGTGCGCTACACATTCCGATGCTACCCGACAGACCGCCAAGCGCGGCAACTGGCGCGTGAGTTCGGCTGTGCGCGTCACGTCTATAACTTCGCCTTGCGACTCCGCACGGACAGCTTCAAGGACGGCAAGCCGGTCAATTACAACGCCAGCAGCGCGGCATTGACCAAGCATCGCGCTGACCCGGAGTTTGCTTGGCTGCGTGAATCGTCCAGCGTGCCGCAACAGCAATCTCTCCGGCATCTGCAAACGGCTTTCTCCAATTTCTTCGCCAAACGGACAAGCTACCCAGCATTCGCCAGCAAGCACGGGAAGCAATCTGCTGAATACACGGTCAATGGTTTCAAATGGGATGCGAATAATCGCAAACTCACAATTTCCAAAGTCGGTCGGCTTCACGTCAAGTGGAGTCGCGGTTTCACGAGTGAGCCAACTACCTGCACGATAACAAAGGGCAGGGACGGACGCTACTTCGTGAGTCTTTGTCTGGACGAGCCAGCCAAAGCCGCGCTCCCCAAGACTGGAAGCATGGTCGGGATTGACTTGGGAATCAGTCGGCTCGCAACCTTGAGTTCTGGCGAGCGGATTGCAAATCCACGCTACACTGCCCGCCACGCCGCAAGGCTGGCGCGATTGCAAAGGGTTCTCGCCCGTCGCGTCAAGGGCAGTGGCCGCTGGAACCATCAACGGTTGAAAGTGGCTCGTTTGCACGCCAAGATCGCTAACTGCCGGAAGGACACACTGGATAAGCTCACCACAGATTTGGTGCGCCGGTTCGACGTGTTGGCGATTGAGGACTTGAACGTGCGCGGCATGGTGAAGAATCACAAGCTCGCAAAGCATATCAGTTGCGCCAGCTTTGGACAGTTCCGGCAAATGCTGACTTACAAGTGCGCTTGGTATGGCCGCGAGTTGCGGGTGGCGGACAGGTTCTTTCCAAGTAGCAAGCGGTGTAATTCCTGTGGACACATCCACGCCAGCCTTGGATTGGAAACCAGAGAGTTCAAATGCGAAAACTGCGGCGAGCATTTGGACAGAGATCAGAACGCTGCTAAAAACATCCTGAATTTTGCGGTTGGACAAACCGTTAAAGGACGTGGAGAGATTACAAGTCCAAAGCGGGCTACGGCCCGCCGAGGCAAATCTCTGCGAAGCGTCAAACAACTTGGCTCTGCGAATGTTTAGCATTTGTATTCCTAGAATCCCCGCGCCTTTAGGCCGGGGAGTATGTCAACGTTTCCCTTTTTGTTTAAGTGCAGGATAAATAATAATTGTCACTCGCTCGTCTTGCAATGCCTTCAAAGTGGAATGACGGACTTTGATTGCGAGTATGGCGTGTCCGTCAAAATCAACTGGAGCGTCAGGACAAAAGGAGGCGGCTTGCCCCTCGACTCGGATAACGCCAGTCGCTGAAATTGATTGAACGAACTTGCTCATTTGAATTGATAGTTTCTTCGGTTCAGTCGGTTGCACACAGAAACCCCAAGGATTTCTGATGCTTTGAATCCTCGTTTTTCTCGGCAAGATCACGCCGCAGGTTTTTGATGTCGGTTGCGAGTTGGCCGCACCTCGTCACTTCGCGGCCAAGATTTGAGTGGGCGAGCGCGTAGTTCGCGGATTTTTCTATCAGTTCGCGCTCAAGTTCGCGGGCGTGCCGTGCAGGCACATATCCCGCGCCGCCGATGGCGCGAAGATTTTCTTCGGCCAGATCGGTTCGTGGTGTTTCAGTCACTTCATTGTGCCGGATTGCCCTGAACACTTCTTCGCGGATGATGGCTTCCCATGCTGGCCTGATTTCATTTTGCATCGTGTGGTCATTTATTATGCTCCACACTTCGCCAAGTTGTCCACGTTGGCGGATGTCGCGTGATATGCGCTGAAACGCTTGCATTTCTACCGTGAAGTCTTGTTCAAGACTTATGGCATTTCGACGGTCTTTATCTTGCCGAAGTTCCTTGCAGAGGTTTGCCAGCGGGATATTCCCGCGTGTCTCCGGGAATTGATACGTCAGATATTCCCAAAGCCCTTCCACTGTCGGTCTTGATCTGTAGTCATTTTCACTCATGGTTTTATTTTGGTTGATTTCAATTCGCCGTCTAATCCTTGTTACACGGCTTCAAGTTCGAGCGCTTCTTTATCCACGCGGTCTGCGGTGTCGCGCAGGCGTTGAGCGTATTTTCGCTTGAGTTCTGATTGTGTGTGACCGTGCATTTCCGCCAGCGCAGCTTCAAGCGTCAGCGCGTGGCCTGACTCGCACGAGTCGCGCGTCGGATAGACATACCACCATGCGTGCGGGTCGCCCCAGCTGGCCTCTTTTATTTCCATCCGCAGTTCGAGGCGCTCATTTCGGCCTTCGTTTGCGTCGCGGAATCGCATCCAGATTTGTTCAGCGATGGCTTGCGCGGATTTGAGTGTCGCGGATTCCTCCGCAGTTATTTCGATTTTGTTCAGCTTCGGTTTCATATTCTTGCTTTTCGTTTTACTCGCGGTTCATCGGTGTCATACCACAGGTGAGCATGACCGGCCATGCAGTCGTTGTATTCGTCTATGGCCATCTCGTGCTCGATTTGTTCCTGTCGCGTCCGGCTGGCGTGCTTTGCTCGCGTGCAGATCGGGTCGCAGGTGTTTGTCTTGGGGTTTTGATTGCGGACTTTTGCTCCACATATCACACAAAGCCGTCTAACAAATCGCTGGACACGAATGGCTAGTGTCCCGGCAGTTTGTTTGCTGGTTTTGCGCTCGGCCTTTTGATTGGCCTCGCTGTCTGGATTTTCTCGATACGACTTCATATTCTTGTCTTTCGGACGAGCCGTTTGCATTTTCAAGTCTCTCGGCACACGCCCCGACCGGGGGAAGCCTCTAGCTGTATCGCCAGCATGACTTACAGTTGTGAAACAGTGGTAAAAAGAACCGTTCCACTTTTTAAGCCTCCCGGTTTGGCTATCCAGAGGCCATGTTTGTCCAGCCGTGGACATGCTATTAAGTCCAGAGCCAGCGCGGTCAAACCCTTGTGAAATTACACCGCACACCTTGCGGAGTGCGGCGGGACGGCAGTCGTTTGCACAAACACCCAACGGTACGCCGGGCAAGGTTTTGAGCCTTGAGGGAAACAACTGCCTAATCTGGCATCTCGTTTGTGCATTTTTACTGCCGACCCTTCCACGGGTCTGACGAGATAAATTTTGCACACTGTTCATGGCTTGTCAACCCTCTTTTCAAACTTCTCCACCACCCGCGCAAACCCCTCCTTGTCAGCCGGTGACAGCGCATAAAGCTCGTCCAGCATCAGCCGTGACCGCAGATTGGCGCAGGCCAGTTGACGGCAGGCCGCACGCAGTTCGCGCAGGGCTGCGGCTGTTTTGGGGAAGGGGGGCATCATATAATCTTTTTCAGGGTGATGATGGTTAATTCCGACTCAAGCGTTACCTGCGTCCATGCCGGAGCGCGGAAGCTGTTCAAGAGGGTTGCAAAATCCAACGGGCATTCGATTACGAATCCAGGATATTCGGCGTCGGCTTTTAGAAAGTCCAGACCCATGTCCGCAACGCGCTTCAATTCGAGTCCTTTTATCATCGCCTCAAATCTTTCTGTCGGCGTTTCAACCCAAACGGTTTTGCCAACTTTCAACCGCTTGAATTGAGCCTTTCCGCGAATGGTCGTGAACTCGTCTTTGGCCAGCTTGAAATAATTGTGTCTGAATTTTATCGGTTTCTCATTCATACCTGTTTAAATCGTTTTACAAACCACTCCTTCGCCGCCTCCGTTATGTTCCCGTCTTTCCACTGAATGAGCAACTTGCCGAGGCCGTTGTCGTCTAAAACCAGAACGGGGCTGGCATCTTCATCGCTGCGCCACTTGCCCGAAAGTTTATGGCTTTGGGCGTCGTGGCGGGAGATGAGCATGGCAGCGTATTTTGTCATAGGTTGACTGCGGTTAGGAATTCTTGGAATGAATAGACGCAAGCCCACTTGTGGCCCAGTGCGAGCAAACAATGCCGAGCTACATTCTGTTCCTTTGTCAGCTTTGCGCCCTTGCGTTTTACCTCAATCCAGAATGTTCTCCCATCCGGCGAAGCGCATATAAAATCTGGAACGCCTTTTAGTTGGGTCGTCCTGCAATCCATCCGACTGTGAACAAAATACCAGCGGCGGCGGATAAGCTCGGCAATGATTTTGTCATGCAGGTCTGATTCCTTACGAAAAGACGGCATTTCGTTTTCGCTACACTTCGGCGCAACCCTCGCCTCCATCTCCCTGAACTGTTCGGGCGTAATCATTAGCGTCGGTTCATTTCAATATACGACTGGCAGTCGCAGAAACACTGTTCGGAAGCCCGGCGGATGTCACAGATTTCAGGTAGCGATATGTGCCGGATTTTTCAGGGTCAGGCGTCGAGCCAGCGATATATCCGATTGCCATGTGGCAGCCGCCTTCGAGTTGTTTTGCTGTTGCCGTCATTGCAGCCAGTTCGTGTTCGAGTTTGCGACACAGATATAGAGCGCGGTTCGCATCTGTGCATTTTTGCTTGGTGTATTCCGGCGTCAGCTTCAGCAGCATTAGCAGTTCATCGGTGCGTGGGGTCGGGACTTCCGAACCAGTCGCTGATGCCAACGCCTTTACGCCCACAGTTTCGGGCATGGGAACGCAATGTGGATTGCCGCCGCCATCCGTCCAGGCGATGCCGCCGCTTGCGCCGGGGTCAACTGCGATTATTTTTTTCACTCGTCCCTCCCCTTGTTCTTCGCCATTATTTCGCGGCTGTCTCCGTGGTAGATGGTCACGGATGCGTCTTGGTAGTAGGGTTTGGGTTGGCCTGCTAACAAGACGCTGGAGACCAACGGCGGGTGCGTCTTGCGCTCCACCGTTGTCGGCTGTTCGGATGTTGCTTCTACGTTCATCGCGTCGTTTCCCCGCCGTGGCTCAGTTCGTCGTTAGGCTCTTGTGCCTTGCGCTGGAGTCCAGCCAAGAAGTTGCAAGCAGCGGTTTCATCATGCCACCAGTTGTCATCACCTTGGATTCCGTTAGTCCAAGTGCCGCGAGTGGTCAGATAGTAGCTGCCGGTTGCGTCGGCTATGTATGCGCCGCGACATATCTCGCCACGTTTCCGAGGGCGGTCTGTGTTGACGACAGCCGAGCCTAACAAGGCGCTGGAGACAATCGGCGTTGGACGTTTTGATTTATTCATAAAATCGTTGGTTGCTGGACATCGCAGGTCGCCGATGTCTCAGCGCCCACGTTAGACGGCTCGGCCACGGTTGTTTTTTCTTCGGGAGCTTTTCGAGCGGCGTCTATTGCCGCTCGGACGTTGCGCGTGTTGCTTGTTTGGTCGCTTGGAAGCTCCACCGACCATGATTTCGGCACTTCGAGTTCGTAGCCCCAATTGTCCAGCCAGTCGAGTCGAGCGGTATCAGCCCCGGCCTTGTTGGATTCCTGTTCGAGTTCGTGGACTACCAGCTTTAGTTGCTTGTGCCACATTGCGAATTGACGCAGCAAGTCGCCGTTCACACACTCCCAATGGAGCGCGTTGTTCATTCCTTTTTCTATGTATTTGAGTTTTTCGATTGTGGTCTTCATATTTTTAAGGCGGCGCGCAGGTGTTTTATTATCGGCCATTCTTCATCGCCCCCTCTTGATAGGATGTTCCCGATAGCGTCCACTATTGCGGCTTGGCTGGCGTTCAGTTCGAGTTCCATTTTACGCGCCTCATCATAAAGCGCACCTGATTGTTTTGAGAGTGCCGCCGCATCCGTTCGAGGAGTTTCAGACGGAGGACTTTCTCCGCGCTCCTCGCCCTGTTTCCAGTGTTCCAGATATTGCTGTGCGTTCATTTTGTTGGTGGGTTTAGGCGCGCATATTCTTCCGACCATTGCCGGATTGTTTCATCGTTCATGCTTCGTTCACGACCAAATGTGGACGGCAGATTGATGCTTGAGTGCCGACCACCAGCAGTCGAAAAAGTCAGCCATACGCCATCTTCGGATGATTGGATTGCTAGTTTTGGTGATTCTATCAGTATTTTCGTTTTCATTTTTGGTTATCTTTCGTTCGCCGTCTAACAAAACGCTGGAGCCAATCGGCACCGTTCCTGCTGTTTGCGGGCGCGCTTTGTGGTTTGGTTGTCATGGTTGCATGGCTGAGTCTCGCCCCGGTGCCGATGGCTCAGCTAAAATGTTAGCCCTCCGAGCCACACGCTTTGGTTTGCGCGGGCGATTCGGCTTCATCACCAAGGATTACGATGCGCTGGCAATGTTGACAAAACCAAAAGCCTGCGCTTGCCAACGCGGTCAGCGAATATTCTGTTTTCTCTTTAGTCAACATAGCTTGGGGGAAAGTCTTGGTCGCTGACCTTTGCCGCACTTTCAAACCGCGTGAATTCTTTACAGAATTGCAGCATGACATATCCGGTCTGACCATCGCGGCATTTTTCCACAATCAGCTTTACGGTTTGCTCATTCGGGTTTAACTCACCCTCGTTTTCTAGTTTCCAAAGGCTGTCCGCGTCCTCGGCGGTTGCTCGGGCGTGCTTGGTTTCGCCGGCGGCATTCACCTGTGACAGCAGAATCACCGGCACGTCCAGTTCCATCGCAATATCTTTGACGCCTTTGGAGATTGAAGCAATCCGGCCCTCTTGGTTGTCACCTTCGCCAATAAGTCGTTGCTGGTAATCAATCACAATCAGTTTGATGGCGTGCTTTTGATGGTGGCGGCGGGCGATGGCTTTGATTTGTCCGATGGTGAACCCGCTGGCGCGTTCGATGAATAGCGGCGCATTGTTCAGACGGCAGCAGGCGGCGGTGATTGCTGGCATGTCGTTTTCTTTAACTCGGTGAAAATTGACGCGTGATTCAGAACAGATTGAGCGGACGACAAGTTGAACGGGCCGCATTTCAGCGGAGAGAATCAGTGCCGGGGTTTTGTTGAGCGCGGCGCGGACGGCTATATTGACGGCCAGCGCGGTCTTGCCCCGACTGGGCAGCGCGGCGATCACAACCATTTCTGCCGGGTGCAATCCATCCGTGAGCCGGTCAAGGTCAATCAGGCCGGTTTCGAGGCCGGTGATTTTGTCACCGTTCAAAAACTTGGATTCAATCTTTCCGATTGCGGCATGGACAAGCTCTTTGATGCCGCTGGATTCGTTTTGCGCCGGTCGGATTTGAAGTATTTTGCTTTCGATGCAGTCCAGGATTTCGTGTGCGTTGCCGGCTTCGTAGGCGGCTTGAATTGATTCAGTTGACGCAGCGATTATGTCCCGGCGAATCTTTTGCTCAATCAGGATGTCCAGCACGGCGGGCAGGTTCGCGCTTGAAGTCACCACGTCCTGACACGCGCATAGATATTGTTCGCTACCGATTTTGTCCAAGACGTTCGCATCTTTCAAAGACTGGCGCACGGTGATTATGTCCACCTCGTCAGGTCGCATTGATGCGATGGATTCCCAAATTGTGCGGTTGCGCAGGTCGTAAAAGTGTGGGCCGGTCAGGACGGCAGACGCTTCCGCGATGGACTCAATCGGAGTCGTCAGGCAACAGCCGATGACGAACATTTCACTTTCTGGCGAGTGTGGAGGAAGTTTGTCCATTATTATCCCGGCATTTGCAGGTAAGATTTTTTCGGCCTGGTTGCGGTTCCGTTATTATGTGGCGGCGTCATGGGCCTTCCGTCATTGTCCCACCATCCTCGAACGCGAAGGGCGTATTTTTTCCATTTAATTTGATGCCAGCCTTTTGCGTCTTGCGCGAGAAACTTGTCCTTTGCGAACCATTCCGCTGAGATGCCGCAATGCGGGCTTTTGCAGAACTCCCAAAATTCTTCCCATGTAGGTATTTCAGAGAGGGAGCGAGGGCCTTCTTTCCCTTCTCTTCCTTCTTTCCCTTCCTTCTCTTCTAGGTGAGCGGGCGGTGAGTCGGCGGTGAGTTGGCTGTTACCATGCAAAATAATCCATCCAACCTTTTCAGAACAAAGCACTTGTAACGCCCTTTCAACCTCTTTTTCTGGCCTTCTGAATTTCAAAGCAAGGTCGCCAACTCCCCATGCACTCCCCGCCATGTCACCGTCAGACGTGAGCCAGCCGTTACGGGAGCGTTGCTGAGAACAGGCTCCGACGATGCAATGCCAGATTCCGTAAATCGCCGCCCCGTCAGGTTCAGCCATAATGCGGCAAAATCCCATGCCGTGCTGTTTGTTAGGAACGCAGACAAAAGAGCAGTTCGCGCGCTGGCGTGAGCGGTCATTCTCAAAGTGAGAGTTCCAATCTTTGATTTGGAAAACGGTCATTTTTGCCACCATGCCCTTCCTTTTGAAATTGAGTCGTGGTTATTGTCCATAGCATCACCAAGTTTAAGATGGTCTGGATTTACACAGGCCGGATTGTCGCATTTGTGTAAAACAAAAACCCCCATCGGGATTGCGCCGTTGTGCCATTCCCAAGAAAACCGATGAGCATAAATCTGTTTTCCTGTTATTGGCTCGCAGAAAGTTCCGTATCCCTTTTTGTTCCTTTTTGCACCCATCCAAATCCAACATCCATCCGGCGTTTTTTTAACCCGCCCCCAAAAACGCACCCGCATCGGATAAGAAGAAAGGGAATTATCAATTCGTTCGTTGATCGTTAGCATATTAAAAACTCAGAACGCCCGCCAACGTCTGCAAACCGGCACAGTGAACCCCGCGAGGAGTTCGCAGGTCGAGCCGTGACGCTGGCGAGCGTTCAGAAATTTCAATGGTTGAATTTATCATGGTCACTGTTTTTCTCGGCGGTTTGCAAACGCCGGTTCTTTAACGAACACCCCAACCCTAACGAATGCGGCGGGGAGAGTCAACACACATGTTTTGCTATGTGCAGGACAATAAATACTAAGGGCCACTGCCAAGCGGCTTCCAGAAACAAAACAGGTTAGCAGGTTGTGTTTTTGTGCGCGCCTTTTTCGCTGCCGCTCGGATTTCTCTCGGCCCGATTACATCGGTGCGCCTCATTTCTTTCATCAAATTACGCGCAGCATCATTAGACAAGCGGAACCATTCTCCACGATGTCTAAAATCCGATAAAATCCCATGCAGATTTAATTCTTGATCATAGGGACAAAGAAACCATCTTTTAATTAGCAGTTTTATGGTAAACGGATTTCCAGTCTTAATTGTAGAAAGGCGAACTCCAACATTTGTGGCCACGCCAATTTTATAGAAACCCTCACAAAAAAAGACGTAAACAAAACCGCCGCCAGTATCGAAGCATTCATTATCCATGTTTAATAAGGTATCAGACAGGAGCTTACGGCGCAACAAAAAAATAATCTTTTTCCTGTTGACAGAACGAACCAGACATGAGAAACTTCAAGCGCATGAGAAAACCAATGACACAACTGGACAAGGCGAAAGCCGAATTGAAACCGCTCGGCAAAGGAGATTCGCTGGCGCATTCAGTCAAAATTGACAAGCGTGCGGCCATGTATGCGGCGGCGGCTCAATTAGGCATCAAGATTTCAGCCGATGAATTAAAATTCAAAATCGGCCACTTTCAAGTCACCCGAATTTCCTGACAGCAAACCAATATGCCCTCAACCCTTAAACAAATCCTGGGCTGCGTGATTCTGGCCGTAGCGATGTACGTTTTAGCCGTGGTGATGTTCGTGGGATGAATTTATGACCAAGCTATTTATCTGGTGGCACAGGCGGCGGGCAGCGCATCACGGCGGCGAAGCGGCGCAACATAGGTCATTTGGAGAATACGCAGCGATGAACAAGCACCTATTTTTTAACCAATGGCATCTTGACCAGATTACCCGACTATCTTCCGCGCCGGAGCGCAAATTGCATGCTCCCACCGAAATCGGTTTGTCGGAATGCAGCGAGACGGCGCGGGACTAAATTTATGAAAAAAGCAGAACACGCAGAAAGAAAATCGTCCCTTAAATGGGGTTTGGGCGGACAAAGAACCATGACCTCCACAATGGAGGAACTTGTTGCGCGGCGGGCCAAATCAAAGCGGCCATTTATGGTCGGGCGACCGTTTAAGAATTATGGGCGGCTGCGGTTCGGCTCAAAACTAGCGGATTACTAATCTATGAAAAACAACACGCAGGAACTAATTGTGGCTGACAAACCGGGAGCGATTAGCAGAATTGCCCCAACGCCAGCCGAAATGATGGCAACGATGATTGACCGGGGAGTGACGCAAGAGAACGTCGCGGCCTTCAAGGAACTCGTTGTGCTATCGGAGCACATGGAGGACAGGAACGCAATTCGGCAGTTCAACGCTGCGTTTGCCAAACTTCAAACCGAACTCCCGACGATCACCGCCAAGACCATCATCCAGAATCGTGGAAAATATGAGCGGTTCGAGGACGTAATGGCGGTGATTGCAAAACCGCTGGCCGACAACGGATTCTCAGTTTCATTCTCGCAAGACTTCAAGGAAAACCGAATCCTAGAAAACTGCATTCTAAGGCACGTCGGCGGTCACAGCCAATCAAATTCGTTCGCCGTGCGCTCTGGCAAGGCCGACAGCGACACCCAAGCCGATTGCAAGGCCAGCACCACGGCGAAGCGTAACGCGCTGTGCAACGCCTTAAACATTGTTATCCGTCAGGACTGCTTGAACAATGAGGATGACGCAGGAATGGAAGGCGACCCGAACGCCAGAGTGACACTGGCACAAGCGGAAGAAATTGAGCGGCGGGCGCAGATGGTCAATGCCGACATTCCCGCTCTGCTGAAATATGCCAAGGCGGATTCGTTCCGAAATATCCCGGCGAACAAATACAGCGACCTTGATGAACTTCTGTCCCGGAAGGAAAGGGCGGGGCAATGAAAATAATAAACTGTGAGCAGGGATCGTTAGAGTGGCAGTTAGCAAGATGTGGCTTGCCCACCGCCAGTGAATTCGATTGCCTTGTCACCCCTGAATTTAAAATTAGGACGGGAGAAATGCCCAAAACCTACCTTGCAAAGAAGCTGGCCGAGTGGTGGCAGGGAGGCCCGCTGCTTGAATACAATACGTTTGATATGGAGCAAGGCCAGCTCCTTGAGGAAAGCGCCAAGCCGACTTTCACATTGGAAACCGGAAAGCAAATAACCAATGTAGGATTTG